ACAGGCTCAACGACGTTGCCAAGTCGAAGCTCAAGTCGCGCTGGAACGAGGAGAAGCAGGTCGAGAAGCCCGAGGGCGCGAAGTGGACTGCCGACATGTACGGCAAAATTGACGCCCACTGGAAAGACAACGCCCAGGCGTCCGGCGAAATTGAAAAGGCGATCGATGCGGCAGCCGGAAGCGGGCTCATCACCGATGCGCAGGCGAAGGGCCTCCACGAGTGGAACCGCACGGGCGGGGCGAGGAAGGCGCTCGTGGGCGATACGGACTACCTCAAGCAGGCGTACAACGAGCTTCTCGATCCCAAGGTGAAGAAGGCGAAGTGGCAGGACGTGCCGCCTGAGCTTCTCCAGCGTCTGTGGAGCAGGGTCAAGAGCAACGGGGACAAGCCCGTGTCTGAGAAGGAAATCAAGGCGATGCTGGCAGAGGAAATGACGCGCGTGTACGTGCCGAGGTTCAGCTTCAGCTATCAGGACACGGTCGGCAAGGTCTTCCCAGCCCTCAACTCCATCTTCCCGGGCATGACGAATCTGGGAAGCAAGACCGTCAGGTACTGGGAATCGCAGACAACGCAGAAGGGCGCGAAGCTCACTGGCATTGTCCCGCTTCCGAGAGAGTACGCCAAGGTCGCGGCCGAGGCCGCGAAGAACGGCTATGACCCGGACGATCCAGAGGCCGTGGCAAGGTACAACCTCATCAGACTGAACAGCCAGGGGAGAAAGTAATGGCATTCGACCTCGAAGAAATCAGGCAGTCCACCGATCCGTCCGTCCTTGAAGGCGTCCAGGGCGCCCAGGAGCCCCAGCCGGCGCAGGAGCAGGCAGAGCCTGCGGTTGCTCCGCAGGGGGGCACGATCGACATTCCGAAGGAGGGCATAGGCCCGGCTGTCATTCTTGAGGACGAGAGCGGCAGGGCCACGCTGGCGCCCGCATCCGGCGCTGACGGGCACATGCTGTCTGCGAAGGAGGCGCGGGTGCGCCACGAGCAGTCGGGCCTGGACTACGGCTCCTTCCTCAATGCCGAGCAGGCCAGGCGCTGGCAGGCAGAGAACACGTCTCCCGAGGGCAGGCAGGGCATACGTGCCACGCTCCTGACGGCCAAGGGCATCAAACCGGAGCAGATTGCCCGCGACAAGGAGCTGGCCATGCGCCTGGGCATCTCGCCGGAACAGGTGCACTACGCCGTGGAGACTGCGGAGGACGAAGACTTCGCCCGCCAGCTTGAGCAGTTCGACAGGCTGACCGAGTTCGCATCCCGCTCCCCGTACCATGCGGCCTACGCCAAGGGCTTCTTCGATGACCTGACGAAAATCGAGATGGAAGAGGCCGAGCGCCATATTGCGGAGCGCGAGGCCAAGGCGTCCCAGTGGGCTGGCCCGGTGGCCAGCGCCGCCGTCAAGTCGATGCGCATGACGTTCCCCAACGAGTCCAGCGCCAAGACCATCAGCGGCGCCATTGACCGTTCCAAGGCGCAGGCCGTCATGAGCGAGACGGTTGACCAGCTTATCCAGGCGCACGGCGAGGGGCGCACGGAAGACGCAGAGCGCATGCGCGAGACGCTGAAGATGCAGCAGGCGGCGCTTGCCCAGATAGGCCCGGAGGACGAGTTCGATGCCAGCATCGCGAGCAAGGTCGGCCTGGGCTACGCCTTTGAGCAGTCGCACACGTCCCTGCCCATCATGTTCAAGAGCCTGGGCATCGGCGCCCTTGGCTTTGCCGGAACGGAAGCTCTGGCCGCGCTTGGCGGCGCCGTGGCCGGAGGCGTGGGAGCCGGAGCGGCCGCAAGGGCCGCGCTTCCCAGGGCGCTGAAGGTGGGCGAGGGGGCCACGATAGCGGCGGCATCCTACTATACCTTCTTCCTGGAGCGGAACCTGGCACTGCCGGAGATACTGGCCATGAAGGACGAGGCGGGCCACACCATGCCTCTCGACATTGCCATCGAGGCCGCAACGGCCTACGGCGCAGTGGCCGCGGGGCTGGAGACGATAGCCGAGAAAGCCGCGCTCAACGTCTTCAAGCCCGTGACGAAGCTTGGCAGAGGGCCTGCCGCCCGCTACATCGCCAAGGCTATCATGGCCAACCCCAGCCTTCGCCAGGGAGCTCAGGCCCTGGGCAGGGCCCTTGGCCCCACGGCCCGCATCACTCTTGGCAAGCTCTGGCAGCTGTTCGTTGCCGGAAGCGCCGAAGCCTTCACCGAGGCCACGCAGGCCACGTCCGAGGTGACGGCAAGATCCTATGCGGCCAAGACGGCCAACTGGCGCATCGGGGGGGAGAGGGCTTCAGACCCCAGCGCCCCCGCCGGATCCTTTGACGAGCGCATATTCACGCCGGAGAACATCAAGCAGATCAAGGACGAGGCCAAGGCGGGCTTTGCCGGAGGCTTCTGGTTCGGCGTCCTCCCTGCGGCCGCGTCCGGCGTGTACCACAGCGTCCGGGTGCAGTCTGCCAGGGCTTTTGCCGACAGGGAGATCCAGCGCCATGCCGCGGTCGAGCAGTCCCAGCTCACCCAGCTCGACCCGTCAGCGATGAGCGAATACCTCCAGACGGTGGCGCCCGAGCTGGAGCAGGAAGTCATGATCCCCATGGACAGGGCCGTGACCCTCCACCAGCAGGGCATCGACATCATCTCTCCCTTTGGCGTCTCCATCGAGGAGGCCCAGCGGGCGGCAGCGTCAGGGCAGGCGCTGAACGTGCCCCTGTCGGAACTCCATTCCCGCCTGGACGCCGCGCAGTTCAAGGCGGCCGCAGACATTATGCAGAGGCGCCAGGTGGACGCCATGGCCGAGGAGGCGCAGACCTCAGACGAGGATCTCCTGCGCAGGCTGGCCCAGCCCCTGGACAATGCCGAGCGCATCGAGGCCGCGAGGAACGCCGAGTCCTGGATGACGCCGGAGCAGAGGGCCGCATACGGGCAGGAGATCGAGCGCCTGCGGAAGGAGATGCGCATCGCCATCCAGGGCGTTCCCAACGTCCTTGCCCAGGCCGAGGCCCAGGGCGGGCTGGAAGCGTACCTTGAAGGCGTGATCGTTCCGCTCAGGAGAACCGCATCCATGCTTGCCCGCAGGACGGGGCAGAACCCCGCAGACGTTGCGCGGAAAATCATCATAGACAGCGCCAGGCGGGCCCAGCAGGCGCAGGCCAACGCGACAGCCGAGGAAAGGGCGGCGGCCGACATCGAGGCCGAGTTCAGCGAGCCAGTGCAGGAAGAGCCTGTCCATGCCGCGCAGGAGGCCGCCCCGGCCCAGGAGCAGGAGGCAGAAGCGGAGCCTGTCCAGACTGCGCAGGAAGCCGCGCCCGAACAGGAACCGGTGCTGAACGAGGGGCCGGACGAGCTCCCGCCCGTCCCGCCGGAAGTGCAGGCCAGATGGGATGCCGCGGAACAGGCCAGCCAGGCCCAGGAATCTCCCGTCCAGGAGCAGGCGCAGGAAGCCCAGCCGGAAGCGCAGGCCGGGCAGGAAGTGCAGGCAGAAGAGCTCCAGGCTCAGGCGCAGGAGCAGGAGGCCCCTGCAGAGCCCGTGCAGGCCAATCCCCGGCGGGCAGTCGGCAATAGCGTCCCCATGTACGTTCCCTCCGGCGAGGACGAACAGATCACGTACCAGGTCTGGGAGCTGGAAGACGTCATTCCGTCCCACGACCCGACGAACAACTTTGCCAGGAATCCCGAGTACCCGGAGACGGCGCAGGAGCGCCCCTACCACAGCGACAAGGGGGAGCGGGAAAAGGTGCTCCGGCAGTATGCCGAGCTCAAGCCCGGCTACCTTGTCACGGACAACCCCGATGCCACCACGGGGCCTTCTGTCATCACGCCCGCAGGCATCGTCCTTGGCGGCAACTCCAGGATCATGACGATACAGCTAGTCTACGCCAACGGCGGGGAGAAGGCGGCCGCGTACCGCAAGGCCGTGGAAGACAGGGCGCAGCACTTCGGCATAGACCCTGCGGCCGTCTCAGCCATGAACCAGCCAGTGCTCGTGCGGGTGCTCGACAAGGCCATGACTCCGCTGGAGATGGCCCAGGCGTCCAGACGGCTGAACGTGAGCACCACGCAGGCGCTCCAGAGCGAGGCCGAGGGCGTCAGCAAGAGCAGGCTGGTGTCCGAAGGGACGCTGGCATCCTTCACTGCAGGCGTCCAGGAGTTCGACACCGTCCGCGATTTTCTTTCCAGCGCAAAGAGCAGAGATTTCGTGCAGGGGCTCATGGATGACGGCGTTATCGAGGCTACGCAGGCATCCCGCCTGACGGATGCCAAGACGGGCCTGCTCAACTCCGAGGGCAAGGATCTGGTGGTGAACACTCTCCGGGGCCTTGTCATCCAGGACTACGACATCATCCGCAAAGCCAGTGAGCTTGCGCCTTCCGTGCTCGACAAGATCGACCGTGCCGTCCCCGACCTCGTGGCTTTGCGCAACATGGGCGGGCAGTGGGTGAAGGTGGTCGAGTCCCTGCAGGAGGCCGTCAACCAGATCAACAAGTGGCTGGCTTCGGGGAGCGACACGTTCCCGCACACGCTGGGCAACCTCCATCTGCACTTTGACCAGGCCGGACTGCTGGCCGATCCGGCCAAGGCGAAGAAGGCCGTCAACGCCCTGGCCGTCACGCTGGCCACGGCCACCTCAAAGGAGTTCCAGGCCAGGGTTGCCACCATGGAGGCCGAGGCCAGGAATGCGTCCGAGAAGGGCGCCATGGCGTCCATGCTGGGCGAGGCCGACAAGCCCGTATCCCCGGCGGGCGCCTTCGTGCGGGCTTTCCTCAAGCCCGTTGCCGTCATCAACGGCAAGGCCGTCCGTGGCTTCAATCCCGAGACGAACCCCCTCCACGAGGCCATGCAGTGGGCCAGCGAGAACTCCGGCACGGCGCACACCTTCGAGGCGGCACAGAGCAGGCTGGCCGCCATCCTGTCCGACAAAAAGGCTTCCAAGGAAGCCAAGGCCGAGGCGAAGGAGCGCCTGCAGAAGCTGTCCGGCAGGGAGGGCAAGATCTACGTCTACGGCAGGCCCATGCTGGGCGCGTTCCAGTACCGCAAGAGCCTGGGAGACGTCCTGTGGCAGCGCATGGAGGAAGAGGCCATAGAGGCCGTGCGCAGACAGTATCAGGGAACCGAGCAGTGGATGCGGGCGCCCAACGGCAACGCCACGCACCTCACGGAACGCCAGTGGCTCCAGGTGCGCACCCCCGCCTTCAAGGCATGGTTCGGCGATTGGGAGGCCAACCCGGCCAACGCATCCAAGGTCGTGGACGAGAACGGCGAGCCGATGGTCATGTATCACCAGAGCCCCTACCAGTTTGAGGTGTTCCGCAGGGGCACGAGGGGCGGGAAGTCGGGCAACGGCATCTACTTCTCCTATCGCCCGCTGGAGCAGTTTGGAGGCGAGCGCTATGCCGTCTTCCTCAACCTCCGCAACCCGCTGACGAAGGAGAACGCGCCCGAGGGCGTCCTCAAGAAGATGGGCAGGATGGTGATGGGCGTTGATGCCGAGGCCTTCGACCAGCATCCCGAGTTTGACGGCGCGATGGCTGTCAATACGGAAGTCACCGTGCGCGAGCCTAACCAGATCAAGTCGGCCACGGACAATGTGGGCACGTTCGGTCCGAATAACCCGAACATCCTGTATCAGTCGAGAGCCGATGCGCAGATGGACGCCGACTACTTCGCGGCCATTGGGCGCGGGGACATGGACGCCGTGCAAAGCATGGTGGACGCCAGGGCCGAGGCCATGGGCTTCGGTGACGCCATTCCCGAACAGACCGAGGCCTACAGGGTGAGGACAAAGCCCGCGCCTAAAAAAACCATCTTCGCGTACAAGACCGTGACGATTGCCGATGACGGCTCTCCCAGCGCCCTGTTTGTCGGGGGGACGGCAAAGCTCCCTGTCGGCGTCTGGCTGGACGCCGTCACGCCGTGGCACATCATCAACGCCAAGAACGGCAAGGCCTATGTCCCGAGCACGCAGAATCCGTGGACGGAAGGAGGCAAGACGGGCGATACCGTTGTTATCCGGGAGGAAGACCGGGCAGAACTTCTTAGGAGAGGATTCATCAAGAAGCCTACCGCTAAGACCGTCACTGGTTTGTCTTTCAGGCCAGGCCTGCACTTCGGATCCATGCCTGCCTTCCCGCAGGGTGGCAAAACTGCCATTGGTGCAAACTATCAAATCAAGGGCAAGGAGCCCTTGGGCATGGTTCATAGGCGCAACCAGGTCGTTTATCTCTGCGAGATTGACGCCGACCACGACTATACGGCTGAAGCAAGGGCGCAACCCAAGGCGCAGACGAAGAAGGGCACCGTCAACGCCCAGGCGGCGGATCTCCAGTACATGCCCGAGGGAGGCTTCTACGAGTACACCACCAATCCGCAGAACATGGGGCACCCTGAGCGTGGCGTGTGGTACATCAGCGGTTCGATGAAGCTGGTGCGCCCTCTGACGCAGGAGGAATGCGACAGAATCCTCCAGGAAAACGGCCTGCCTCCGCAGGAATGGGAGGGTGGCGAAGACGGCAAAAGCGGCAAGCTCGACCTTAGCGCCTTGAACGTCAACCCGGAGCAGAACGATGCCGCCCGAAAGACCCTGGCGCCCATCACGTATGACGAGAACGGCCAGATCATCCCGTTGTCCAAGCGCTTTGACCGCAGCAACCCGAGCGTCTTCTATCAGTCCATGCCCGTGCCGGAGAACCCGCTCGTGGCCCTGCACAACATCGATGCCGACAACCTTGTGGCGTCAGCCAGGCTTGGAGGCCTTCCCGTGCCGTCAATCGGCGTGACCAAAGCGGAGACGCCGTATTCAGATTTTGGGGGCATTTCCCTTATCGGAACGCGAGACCTTGTTGACCCGGCGGAAACCCCGGTTTTTACCCGTGACGCCTACACAGCCAGGTTCCCCCATACGTCATGGAAGGCGCCGAAGCAGTCAGACGTGTCAAGAGTTTTAAAGTCTGCACTGCCGTATCTGCAGAAGTATGAAGACGTGCAGGCGTACAATTTTGAATATCACCTGAAGTACGTTCCAGACAGAGACGCCGCCATAGATCTGTTCCTGGCTTCCAGCGGCGGACGGGCCATGTATCTTGAGTCAAAGGGCGAGACTGTCGCTCCCGTGATGACCGAGACCCCGGAAACGGCATACTGTTCCCGAGACCCTCTTGTTCGCTCTGTAGCGAAGCACCTCATATTCAAAAACAACGGGAAAATACCAGACGAGTTTACAGACGGAGAACTTAGATCTCTCGCGAGGGCTTACAGAGAAGCTGTTGAGAAAAGAAATCTCGACAAAGACACTGAAAGGCTCATGCTGGACATCGTTGACGATAACGGCCTAATGTCCAAAGCTGATGCCTTTGATTTGGTTTCTGCAGTAAAAAGAGATCTCAACGCTCCGGAAGGCGTTGTAGACAAGACTGCCACGCGCAGGATGCTCAAAGAGAAGGTTCCGCTTGACGATGCTGGGTTCAAGGAGTTTGCGGAAAATCTTATTGGAGGCATATTTAAAGGACAGACTATAAGCATCGGCAAAAGGGAAGTCCCGCTGACGCTTGACAATGTTGTGCGCGCAATGTCTTCCAAGCAGGTGCGCAACCAGGAGCATGCTGGCTCGCAGTCTTTCGGCCCTGGAGAACTTAGGGCGGCCGCCGCAGACAGGCTCAGCAGCGTTGACGAGTACAACGAATACAGAGACATGCTCGTTGACCAGGAAGCTGGCAACTCCGCAGGCGGGCACTTCCGAAATCTTCTAAGCGACTTCGATACAAACGTCAGGATTTACTACAAAAACGACAATGCCGGAGGATGGTACTCCGACGAATTGCGCAGGGCGCTTGCAACTTTTACCGGATACAAAAAAGGCAGTCTGAAAAGCAACCTGGCAAAGGCGCTCAAAAAGCACGGGTTCGAAAAAATAGACAAAGACAGCGATGACAGCATTGTCTTTGAGCTTGGCGAGGAAATGTACTGGGAGCTCAAAGCTGGCACTGCGACCTACATGGAAGCGAAACCCCAGCGGGCGGTCATGCTGGACGAGTTCCTGGGCGCCGTCATCCCCAGCGACACTTCTGCCGAGGCCCGCAAGGTGCTGGCCGACAACGGCATCACGGTAATGGAGTACAAGCCGGGCGATTTGAAGGACAAGCAGGCCAAGGTCAGCCAGCTCTCCAGCCGTCTTGCCCAGACCCAGGAGGCCATCATCCTCTTCCAGAGGGCCTGGCATGGCAGCCCGTTCAATTTTGACCGTTTTACCTTGTCGCATATCGGTGACGGCGAGGGCGCACAGGTTCACGGCTGGGGGCTGTACTTTGCGCAGTCGAGGGAGATAAGCGACAAGCGGTATAGAGAGAGACTAACAAAAAGACTTCCGGCAAAACACAAAGCTTTTGTTGGAGAGTCTGAAAACGAAACTCTTTCTGAAATAGCAGATAATGTATATATATATCAGCTACCAGGTTGGTATCAGGAAAAGAATATCTCCAAGGAAGAGCTTGATGCGCACTTGGAAAATGTTATCCAGATGCATCAGCACCGTTATGATAGAACCAACGACATAAAAGACATAGACATTATTCTTGACGCTATGGAAAATGGCGCATCGCCAGATGAAGCGATAGATGAGCTTACCTTTCAAGATAAATACTTGGATATATATGAGAAAATTGAAAGTAAGTATTACGAAGACGAGGAAGATGAGGTTGCCGATTTTAAAAATACGCTTCTCTCAATGCGGGAAGAGTATGTAAAAGAAAACGAGAAGACAGAGAAAGAAATAGAGACTATTAAATCTACAGATTGGTCGAAGGTTCGCATAGAAGAAACCCCGCAAACTGGACAGCTTTTTGAAGTTGAAATACCAGAAAATGACGTTTTGCTTGACGAACAGAAATCTATTGCGGAACAGCCTGCAGTCGTCAAAAAGGCGCTTGCCAATTTAGGGATAGGTTTTGTTGATGAAACTGCATTAAATCAAAAAAAAGAAGAACTGGAAAGATTAGAAAAGCAAATAAACGATATAAGCGCTCAAAGCGATGAGGCATCTGAAAGACTAGCGAAAAAGTATGGGCCAGCTTTTGGTGGTGAGGTTTACAATCTTAGCAAGAAAGGCGAATTAAGCAATGAAGACGCTTTAGACTATGCTATAGTACAAAAAACAAGCGAGGCTATGTGGCCTATATACGACAAAATAGCAAAGATTAGGAGTGAAATAGAACATCTTGAAGATGTAGAAATGCCTGCAAACGGCAGAGAGGCATACGAAATTCTTGAAAGGAGGAACGGCGGCTCTGCAAAAGCTGCGTCCCTTGCGCTCAAGGAACAGGGCGTCCTTGGCATCACCTACGAAGGTGGCACTGACGGCCGCTGTTTTGTGATTTGGGACGAAGAGGCGATCCAGATCTACAACACGCTCTACCAGACCATGCAGCAGGCGCACGACCAGCAGCTCGACCAGGCGCCGGACGCATTTGCCCGTGGTTCAGTGACGGATACTGGAGACCAGTATTTCATCGAGCTCTTCAAGGGCGCCGACCTATCCACGCTTTTCCACGAGCTCAGCCACACCTACTGGCTGTCCATGGAGAAGTACGTCAGGGACGGCCTGGCTGACGCCGAGATGGTTTCCGACTGGGAGAAGCTGTGCAAGTGGCTGGGCGCCACGCCCGGGCAGGCGCTTACCGTAGACCAGCACGAGATGCTGGCTCGCGGATGGGAAGGCTACTTCATGGAGGGCAAGGCGCCGTCCGTTGAGCTGGAGGGCGTGTTCCAGCGCATCAAGAGATGGTTCCTGCGCATCTACCGCGACATCAAGGCGCTCAACGTGGAGCTGACTGACGAGGTGCGCGGCGTGTTCGACAGGATGCTGGCCACGCAGGAAGAGATCGAGGACGCGGCCGCGCAGGCCGAGCTGGTAGACCTGACCACGGGAGAGCTCCAGGCCATGGGCGTCTCGCCCGTCCAGATGGCCTACACCCGGCGCGTCCTGGACGAGGCCAAGGCCAAGGCGGCCGAGCGCCTCCAGCAGAAGCGCGACCAGGAGAGGAAGGCCCGCCTTGCCGACTACCGCAGGCAGGCGCACGAGGAGCTTTCCCAGCTTCAGCACAACGTGGCCAGAAGCGACATGAGGAAGACGCCGATTGACCTGGACGCTGTCCGGGCGCTCATGGGCGATGACTTTGCCAACGCGCTCATGAAGAAGCAGCCCGGCGCCTTCAAGAAGGGAGGGATGGATCCCGGCCAGTTTGCCATGCAGCACGGCTACCAGACGGCGCAGGAGATGCTGGCGGATCTAGCCTCCGCAAAGACGCTTGGCGAGGAGGTGGAAGACCAGGTCAGGCGCATGGACGCCGAGTTTGACGCACAGTTTGACGCTACGGACGAGCTCCTGGACACCGAGGAGGTGGCCGAGCATGCCTCCCTTGTGGCCCGCCACCTGGCCAACATTGCGGGGCGCCCCTACATCCAGCAGCAGGCCGTGAACAAGGTTGCCCTCCAGGAGATGCAGGCCATGTCCATGACGAGGGCCATGCGCGTTGGAGACTTCCGGGCCAACATGCGCAGGGCCCTGCGTGACGAGCGCCGTGCCATTGCCAACGGGAAGTACGCCGAGGCGCTGGAGGCCAATACCAAGGCGCGACTGAATTTAGAGATGGCCCGCATTGCCCAGGAGCTCCGGGAGGACGTGGACAGGACGGCGAGGCAGTGCAAGCGCTTTGCCGGAAGCAAGAGCATTGCCGAGGTGCCCAAGGCTTTCCTGGCAAGGCTTGTCCAGCGCCACAGCTTCCTTGGCCCGGACTGGCTCCAGGCGCTCGTGGAAAAGTATTCCGACCAGGACATCCTGGCATGGCAGAAGGCAGTCGAGGCTGACGGCTACACCATGCAGATCGATGACGAGGTATACCTGACGCAGACGCCCTGGCGCGACATGACCATGGAGCAGTGGGAGTCATTCTCTGACGCCCTGCGCCAGGTCATCACCATCGAGCGGAACCAGAGGAAAATCCTGACGGCCAAGGGCAAGCAGGATTTGGAGGACATCGCGCAGGAGATCGAGGACTCGCTCGCCGCCCACAACAAGGCCAAGGTCAACGGCAGGGCCGTGCCGGACGCCGTGAGGGCTTTGAGGAAGTACCACGCCATCCACATGAAGGTGGAGCAGATGTGCCTGCTCCTGGACGGCGGGAAGCCGGGCCCCATGTGGAACTACATCTACAAGCCCATCTCCGATGCAGCCGAGGATCAGGCCATGCGCCTGCGGGATGCCCGCGACTACCTCAGGGACAAGCTGTTCGGCATGTTCTCCAAGCAGGAGTTCAAGCAGCTGGGCAAGAAGGAATGGGTGCAGTCTGTCGGGCGCTCCATGACGAAGGAGGAGCGCCTCTGCGTTGCGCTAAATCTGGGCAACAGCGTCAACATGGAGCGCATCCGCTCCGGCTTCGGCTGGACGGACGCCCAGATCTCCGATGTCGTGTCCACGCTCACCGAGCGGGATTGGCGTTTTGTCCAGGCCGTCTGGGACTACATCAACACCTTCAGGGAGCCTTCCTTCCGGGTTCACCAGGAGGTCACTGGCTCCAGGCCAGTGGCTGTCGAGGGCGAACCCATCACCGTCAGGACGGCAGACGGCAAGACCCTGCAGCTGAAGGGCGGGTACTATCCCATCAAGTACGACCCGGTGGAGAGCTCCATCGAATACGCCCGCACCCAGGAGCAGCTCGACCAGCAGCTCATGGGCGGGCGCAACCACGGCGCCGCGCAGACCAGGCATGGACACCTCCGCGAGCGCACCGAGGGCGGCCTGGGTTCTCCGCTCCTGCTCACCTTTGACGTGCTCACGGGCCACGTCTTCAACACCATCCACGACTTCACGCACCGCAAGGCCGTGCTGGACGTGGCCAAGATAATCCGCAACCGCAAGGTCATGGCCGCCATCGAGGCCTACGGCGGGAGCGAAACATACCGCGAGCTCATGCCCTGGCTGCAGGACGTGGCCAACGAGACGCAGACGCCTCAGAGCTCCGTCCAGCGCATGGCCTCCTGGGCGAGGAGCTCAGCCACCATCATGCAGATGGGCTACAAGCTGACCACCATCGTCATGGTTCCTGCGGGCATCACGCAGAGCGTGACCGAGATTGGCTGGGGCTGGACGGCCTGCGGGTACGGGCATGTGCTCAAGGCTCTGGCCGGGGGCTGGCAGGGCATACAGGCCATGTGGCAGGAAGTGACGGCCCGCTCCGCCTTCATGGCTGGGCGCATCGAAAGCTTCGACCGTGACGTGCGCGACTTCTCAAAGCGCATCAATGCCGGGCCAGTGGCCGGGTGGATAGACAGGATCCGCAACACTGCCTTCCTGCCCATGGGCTACTACCAGCTTGCGACCGTTGACCTGCCGACATGGTGGGGTGCTTTCGAGAAGGGGCTCCGCGAGAACCAGGGAGACGAGGCGAAGGCGGCCGCCTACGCCGACAGCGTGGTGCGCCTCACGCAGGCCTCCGGCGCCACGAAGGACTTGGCCAGAGTCCAGAGAGGCTCCGACATCCACAGAATGCTGACCATGTTCTACTCGTACTTCAACACGCTCTACAATCTGGGCGCGAAGCACATCAAGGCCCTGCGGGAAGACCACACTCCGGCTGGCATCTGGCGGGCGGCCAATGCCGCGCTCCTGCTCTGGTTCCTGCCGAGCGTTGCATCGGAACTCATGGCTGGCCGCGGGCCGGACGATGGAGACGATGAAGACCTTGAAGGCTGGCTGAAGTGGGCCGCCAGGATATGGATCCAGGTGCCCTTCCAGGCATGCGTGGGCGTCCGTGACGTGGCCAGCGCAGTGTTCAGCGAGTTCGACTACCAGCTGAGCCCGGCGCAGTCGGCGCCTGCAAGCGTGGTCAAGTTCTTCAAGAGCATCGGCAAGGCCATCGAGGAGGAGGATCCGTCTCTGATGGTGAAGCCTACGGCAGAAGCTGTCGGCTACGCCCTCAAGCTCCCCGGCAAGCAGCCGATCATCACGGCGCAGAACATGTGGGAATACTGCACTGACCCGAACAGCGAGTTCTATCTGCGCGATCTCTTCTTCGTGAAGCCGAAGTCGAGACAGCCGAGGTAGCAAAAAAAAGGCCCCGTCCATTCCGGGCGGGGCCTTGATCTCTCTTTGCGGGCTGCACCATGTTTTTGGTGCAGGTTGATTGTAACTGTTTGATGCTTAAGTATTAAGCATGCTTCAGCTCATAGCGTTTAGTTCTTCTTTAACTAGCTGCAGTTAATCTGTTTTTGACGTTTGCGCCGCACCAAGCTGCACCAGGCTTGGTGCGGCCAGCGCTTCGCCAGCTTTACGTTGCGCGGAAGGAAGCGCGTGTGCATAGTATCGCCCGGTAGTGGTCAGATCCCTGTGCCCCAATTGCGCGGCAACTGCGGCCAGATCCGCTCCTGCAGCCAGCATCTGAGATGCCGCGATGTGGCGTATTGCATACATCGGCATGGCAACGCCCGCCCGGGTGCATGCCCGCTGCCAGGTCGTGGCGTAGTTGCTGTCCGTCACGGGCTTGTCGCGGAAGCTCCGGCACACGAGCTTCTCCCTGTCCTCGTTGTCACCGAGGAAGCGCAGGCGGGCCTCCTCCATGTACGGCGCCGGAGGGTAGACTGTCTTTGCCGCAGACGTCTTGCCCATCCACACGCTGACCGTGCGGGCCTGCCAGTTGAAGGCCTTCCACTTGAGCCGGAAGAGCTCGACTATTCCTGGTCTGACGCACAGGGCCATGGCAGTCCGGCATGCCCACTGCATCCACAAAGGGAGGCAGGCGTAGATGCGCTGGAAGTCCTCCAGGCTTCCCTGCCTGCTCTGGTGCTGCGCGGGCAGAGCGCGGTACTTGGCCCACGGGTTTTCCCGGATGAGATCCTCCTGGACGCACCAGTTCATGGCCGCGCAGAGCTGGGCCGTGTAGAGGTTGATCGTGGCGTTGGCCATGCCTGCATGCCTGCAGTTTTCGCGAACCGTCTCCAAGTCCCTGCGGTTGAGACAGTCAACGTATTTTGCGGCAATGCATTCGGCAGGGCCAGTAGCGTGAGTTCCGTCCATCCTGTCGTGTCCAGCCACGCAGAACTCGTAGCCTTCCTTCGACCTTTGGCTGTGAGGTACATTCTTCAAAAACACAAGAACAGCCTCCAGCAAAGTTATGCGCGTGTTTTCGCGCTTATCGTACTGGCAGTCTCTTTCAAAAGCGACTGCGTCTGCCTTAGAACTAAAGGAGCGCTGTTTCCAGCGCCCCTCAAGGTCTTTGAATTTTACAATCCATCGACCATCAAGTCTTTGCGAAATGCTCATTGCTTGACCTGAATTTCCGCAAAGAGAGAGCGCACCATTTCAGGTGTCGGCATATCTCTTTTCGGCTTTCTGGCTCCATGGTTTAGGCCAAGGAGCTCGTCAATCCGGCTGCGCAGGCGCTTGATGGCCTGCTCGTGCTCGATGATCTGCCTGCGGGCCTCGCGTATCTCAGTCACTGTCGCGTCCATCGCGGGCCTCCTTGTCGAGCTCAGCCTCGATGTAGCCCAGGATCTGCATCACGCCATCGAGCCTCTGTTCAGCCATGCTGCAGTATCCCTGGTGGCCAGAGACGTGCCGGAGCGCCACCAGCGCTGAGCGCAGGAGGCTTGCCCGCCTGCGGCAGAGCGTAAGCAGGGGCTTTGCAGTGGCGTCCATCAGGCATCCTCCTCCATCACGGCTTCCCAGTCCTTGGCCTCGACCTTCGCGCACCAATGCCTGTCACCGGGACTCCCCAGCGGGCAGGCAAAGTACCAGCCCACGGCGCACGGGCGAAAGACGTTCTCAGCGTGGTCGCGGCAGACTTTCGCCAGACCCTCTGCGGTGTGGCAGACATAGAGCGTCACGGTGGCTTCATCGCTTTTCATCCGTCATCCCCTTCGCCTTGGCGTGGACGTACATATCCGTCAACCACCAAATATAGGCGCAGACCTTCTCGCTTTCCCCGCTTGTAAGGCAGACCTTCTTCTGCTGGCCTTCGGCGCAGGATTTGAGCCTGTCGAGCGCCTTGACCAGCGCAGGCACCTTGTTGTCATCGTCCATCGCCACCATCACGGCCTCTCCAGAATCTTCTCAAGGCTCTTGTGCGTGAGCTGGCTTTCCAGCTTCCAGACGGCATCAGCGGCCTCTTTGACCTTGGCGTGAGCCTCCCGCAGCGCCCCCATGCCAACTACGTCTACGGCGTGTTCTGGCGGGTAGTTGTCAAGAAACTGCACGGCTTCATCGAGCGCGAGGGCAACGTCTTCCAGGTCTTCAAACTGTGAACTCATATGTAGTACCCCGCACTCGCGATCACCTTTTCAGTCAAAAGCCATGCCTCGTCCGCGACCGTGGGAAACTGTCGGCACTCTCTTTCGACCCACGTCCACAGGGCCTCCCTGGTCTCCTGCCATATGCCCTTGGCCTTGGGCACCCATGCCGTGCAGAGGCGGGCTGCATCATCGATGAGGGGCCAGGTTGCCGCGCCCATGATGCGCACCGATCTGTTGCTCATCTCGCTCACGAGCGTTGTTTCCGGGCCAGGCAGGATGTCGATGATGGTCTGAATGCCGGACAGGATTGAGCGTTGCACCCCAGCGCTCATCTTGACCACGTGCTTGCCGCACGTGTTGGTGATGGCCATGGCCCACAATTCAAACTGGGCGCCGAGGTTGCGGTCGAAGGGGTGCCCCTTGTCCTGCATCATGCGCCCGGTGGCGAGCAGACAGCCGGAGGCCAGGCAGCACACAAGTTGCTGGACGGAAGTATTCTCCCGCCAGCGCCAGTACTTGAGCCCCAGGACGGGCGTCTTGTCTTCAGTCTTGGGCATGCGCATCCCTCCCGAGCCTGTCGAGCTCATCGAGCCTGAGATACCGCGCCCAGGCCTCCGGCGTGGCGTCAGTGCATTTAGAGGACACCTGACACGTCTGCCCCGGCTCCAGCCCCATAGGGCATATGCGACCACGGAAGCACTGGCGCTCCAGCCAGCCGAGGGTCACGTTCTGGCGGGCTATGCCCATGCCCTTGCCGTCCACGTAGTGGATCGTGGCGTAGCGCAGTCTAAGTGGCACTTGCATCGCCTTCCTCCTCGCTCAGGATCTTTTTCCACTGCCATGGCTCCACGTTCATGCACGACACCTGAGGGCCGAAAACGCAGCCCCAGAGCCCGGTGGGGCACACGCCGTGGCGGCACATGCGGGAGAGCTCCTCCGGCGCCTTCCAGGTTGTGCAGACAACCTTCTTCCCGGCGCGGAAGTTAATCTCGATGGAGCCGGGGAGCTTACCTTTCTTTTGCACTCTTCGTCTCCTTTACATCGTTCTCGTGGACGGTGACGAACAGACCGTCACGAGTCCTGATTGAGTAGAACACTTGTGCAGGCTCGACCTCTACAGATTCAACCGTGCCGACTACGTCAACGGACTGAAAGCGAGCCTGCACTTTGTCACCGGGCTTGTGCTTGGTCTTTGGTTTCATCATATCAAGTCAACGCTCTTAGCTTCAATTATTGTTCCATCATCGAGTTTCACAAAATCTGTATAATCAGGCGTTCTACCGAGATATGTTGCTTCAACACTATCTTCGTCGTCATAGTTTATTTTGCAACGCACTTTCGTTCCTTTAAGTATTCTTGCACTACTATATTCTTTGTCCCATGGTGGATAAACTGTAAGTACTTCTTCTGGCGGCAAAGGCAGTGGCCCGTAAAAATGAAAAGCCAGCGAGTCGTCTAAAAGGATTTTAAAAACATATCTTTCAATCAAAGTGGTAGCTATCCACCCTATCTCCTCGTCACAATAAACACGGTATATGCGCGGTTTTGATTGTAAGAAATTGCACGCTTGATCCCACATCCAAAACCAACCTTCAATGTTTTGGTGTGAAGTCCAGTCAAAAAGCTTTGGTTGTATTTCTTTTGTGTTAGCCTCCATACAGACGAGCCTCCTTTCTGGCCTCATCGCGCATTTCGCGAGCGTAGTCCTCTTCGGCGGCGGCCTCTTCGGCCTCTTCTTCCGTCATGTCGATGGGGCACTTGCGCACCCAGCCGGACTTCTTGCACTCGCCGTCCGGGCGCTCGTAGGGGCACCCGGAGCCGTAACATGCATGGATCATTCCGCTTCCTCCTTGCCATTGCTCAGGGTGGTGTGCACCTCGACTTTGCAGTTGGCCCGCTTTGAAAGGTGCATGATGCAGACGCGGCACATCCCTGCTCTGCCTTCCTTTTCGGCGATGTTGTCGATCATCGTGTCGATCACGCCGAGCATCATGGCGACAGTTTCCACATCGTCAACAGTTTCAGCATGGTGTCTGACGATGGACTGTACGCTTACGTTCGCTTCATCGTTGCCATTAATGCCTGCTGCCACAACAAGGAGGGGGTTGTCCCTGTTGTCGTGGATGAATTCTTTCACGTCCTTCAGAATTTCCTGTTCGCGTTCGTTCATGCTGTTCTCCTTTTGAAAGCCCCGCGCCGCCATCAACCGCCTCACATAAGGTAGTTCGGCGCGGGGCCCCATGCCGTTCCGCTGGCGCCCGCTTTCTGGATAGAAACAGACCTGGTGAGCGCCAGCGGTTCCGGGAGACCACCTCCCGAAATTTGAAAGTTACTTCTGCTCGATTTCGACAGAGAAGCGCCCAAACTTGCCAGGCGTCCTGCCAGACGGGCGCCAATCGCCAAGCCCGCATAGTGCGCCTGCTTCGTCTAGGATGCGCTTGAGAACGTCTTTTGTGATGCCCGACTTCTTGGCGTCAATGACAGAAACGTGCGCCTCGACCTTCCAGTTTTCAAACAGAGGCCTGACCCTGACGTGCTTTGCCATGCCAACCTTGGCCCTCTTGAGAAGCAGATCGAACCCAAGGCTATGTGCAAGCTCAAGGTGCTTGTCAAAGTCCAGTTCCTCCGACATGGCCTCTATCGGCCCATAGGGAATCTGCCTGCCGTTAACGAGAAGGATCGGGGATATGTCGCGGACTATCAGGCCGCTCTGGGTTGCCGCCTTGAACGTGGCAGACTTCTTGCCTGTGGGCACCTTGGCCCCACCCTCGCGCAACATGGTCATGAGGTTGTCGGTGTCCATGCAGACGTTGCGCTTGTCGGTGTAGAGGGAACCAATCCACGTCCATGCGGGGGAGCGGTCATCGCCAGCGACAGACAGGGCCTTGTTCTGCGGATCTTTCTGCCAGTTCTTAACCTTTTCCGACCATTCGATGTTGTCCTTGTGCATGATGAGCGGAGTTTCGCCAGTCAAAGTTATCTTGTAGGTATCCATGGTAGTCCTCTTTTGTTTGTGAAGTGCATCCAAAACCTTGGCCCCAGCCTTGCCTCGCCCTGCCTTGCCCAGCCCGGCCCGGCCACGCTCTGCCTCGCCATGCCGCGCAACGCTCCTTGCCAAGATCCTTGCCATGCCAACCTTGCCATGCCGGGCCGGGGCTCGCCTTGCTACGCCACGCTGAACCATGCCTCGCCGGGCCATGCCGTACCTGACCTCGTTCCATGCCCTGCCCTGCCTAACCAGGCCCCGCTTCGCCAGGCCTTGCCAGACCTTGTTCCCTGCCAAGCCGCGCCTTGCCTCGCACTGCCCCGCCAAGCCAGGCCAGAGATCCACGCCAAGCCCAGCCTTGCCCGGCCCCGCCATGCCTAGGCTAGCCATGCCTGTGATCCGTGCCAGGCCTCGCCCAGCCGCGCCTCGCCGCGTCATGCCTCGCCGCGTTTAGGGTTGAGAACACGTGTAGCCCTTGCTTACAAAAAGCGCCCTGGCTTCGGTCATGTTCTTGCAGGCCCCGCCGTTTACTAGCTGCTTGCAGACGCCGTCTGCCCTGGTGATGTCGATATTGTGGGCTTCAACGTAGTCGAAATATTCCTCGTCCACATCGGCGCTCGCTCTTGAGTCGGGCACTGCAGGCTCTTGCTCCTGGACGGGCTCAGCCTGCACTGGCTCAGGCTCAGGAGCGGGAGCAGGCGCCGGAACGGGCGTTTCCTTCTGGAGCCTGAAGGCCTTGCTCTTGGCCTTTGGCGCAGGCTTGGGCTGGGCTTCCACGGCCGCATCAATGGCCGCATTGACGTCCAGGGGCCTGTCCTCGTGCACGGTGGCCTGGACGGGCTCTGCCTCATCGGCGTCAGCGTAGACGCCGCTGAAACCGAATGCCAGGCGGGCGCCCTGGCAGAGCGCCTTGTGCCTGAGCATCCGGCGCGGATGCGAGCGCCAGGGCTCAGTGGCCCTGAAGCACTCGTCCAGGTATTCCCTGACAACCGTGGGCCTCGACTGATCCTTGCGGTAGATGATGCACTCGACCCACTCAGGAGCCGGGCGCCCGTCCTTCTCAACGGAAATGAGATTGTCGGCATAGCGGAACTCCATGCCGTCAAAGGAGGGCTGCCTGTGCATCATGGATACATAGCCGTCCACTCCAACGAGGGGGACGATCCCGCCGCCCTTCTGCGGGAAGGCATAGATCTCCTTCAAGAGAGGATTGAGCTGATATTGCTTTGCCACGAAGCAGAGGGCGAGGAACTCGTCATTGCTTCTGGCAGCCTTGAACACGGTGTTGCGCAAGGTGCTGTCGAGTTCCTGGGGGAGCATGCCGTAGCGCTCCGCGAGGGCGGTCACAGGGTCGTTGGCCGCCGTGTACTGGACAGGCGCCTGTGGTGCGGGAATATTCTGGCTCATGGAATTCTCCTTAGTCCCACATGGTGGGGAGCTTGCACTGGGAGCGGTAGTATGCCCACTCAGGCAGGTCGAGTTCATAGACGCCCTCGCTGTAGGTGGGCCACTCGTCTGTCGCTATGCCCTTGGCGTAGGCTTCGGCCGCGAGCTTGCACTCCTCAAGGCCAAGCATCTCAGCCCTTGCGTCAAGCATCACAGGGACGCAGAGGTAGGGCGGGACTGTGGACGTGAACACGAAGACGAAGGCGCTCACGTTGAGCCCGCATCTCTGCAGGCCCTCCGAGTACCAGGCGCACTGGCGGTGGTACCCGTAGGTGGCCACGTGCTTGGCAATGGAGTCCTTGTCCAGGCCTCCGCTCGTGGTCTTGAGGTCAACGGCAATGACATCGCCGTTGGGCAGAGTGCAGAGCCTGTCGATGCGGGCCTTGCACTGGATGACGGATCCTTCCGTCTCCATCTCCCAGTAGACTGAGACTTCTGAGGCGCCCAGCAAGGAGTTGAGCCCCTTGGTAAGCTCGCACTCCACTTCCGGGAGCAAGGGGCGTATGCGGGGATGCCGGAGCATGTGTCCCCGCATGCGGAACATGCGCTCGTATTCCTCTGTGGAAATGCAGACCTTGCCCGCCTCTTCGGCCTCCTTCTTCTGGGCCTTGCCTTCCTTGGTTGTGGCCGGGCGGGAGAGGACGCAGACGCTTTCGGTGAAGCTGTCCGGCTCCAGCACGAGGCTGTGCAGGGCCGTGCCGAAGCGCATGGCAGGCGTGGGCTCCGGCTCAGGAAGCAGGGTGAGCTCGTGATACTCCGCAGGACAGCGGAGGATCTTGTCTATCGAGCTCTTGTTCAGCCCGTGGGCCTTGCGGTAGTCCGCAAAGCTCTGGCCGTGTACGATGTGGTTATGCATGGGATGTCCTTGTTTGTTGCTAGCAGACGGAGAAGGCACAGCAGAAAGTGACAGTCATGACGCCCAGAGCGAGGGCGAAAACGGCGTAGAGGAGCCCGCGCACGATGGCCTTGGCCAGTTCGTTGCGCCTGCGGGACTGCTCGATGCGGGCGAGCTGGCGCAGGACTGAGGGCGAAGTGTCGGGCGTGGGATTGAATACTTCTGACATTGTCCTTCTCCTTCTAGGCGCCCGGCAGGAACCACCCTGCCGGGCCAAGTTAGGAACGACTGCACATTGCAAGTCAGGCCCGTTCTCTCACTGCTCCAGCTATCTTCGGCGCGGGAAAGCCAGTCTGCCGCCTTCTGAGTCGCTGGCGCCGCCACGGGATCCGGCGCGAAATTTGCGGGCAGTTTTTCGTCATGCCCGGGACGTGACGGAGGGAGTGGAGGTCGGGGGATTTACTTCTGGCCCTCGATGAAGGCCTGAGCCTCGCGCTGGGTCTTGAACCACCCCAGCGTATCATCGAGGTATTCCCGAATATCTGTGCGGGAGGCATACACCTCGCCGGAGTCGGCGCGGGCAACCCTGACGAGATACTCAGGGTCGAAGCCTGGGCAGTCTTCCGGCCTGCCGCAGGGGAGATGCATTTCGCACTCATCCGACTTCGGCATGGGCATGTGCCTGCAGGTGGCAAGCGAGCAGTCGAAGGCGCGCATATGCGCCTCCAACTTCTTCTGGCCTTCGGGCGTGAGCTTTTCTGACATTGGTGGTCTCCTGGCATGGTGTCCCGTCTTTCTGCCAGTTCGCTCAGCGCCTACTGCTCCATGACTCTGCGCCACGTGTTTCGGGCAGTCCCTGGCCGGACGGTGCCTCGTGGGCTTGAGCCTTGCGCCTACTCTGACCCGTAGGTCGTGTTCGGCGGCCCTCGCCTCGTTGGCAAAGTCAGTATGCTCACGTTTGTGAACTAGGTCAAGACAAAAGTTTGCAAGTGTGAACTAAGGGCGCAAAAAAAGCCCCGCTCAAGGCGGGGCGGGGACGGGCCGAGTCCAGGGCGCTATTGGCAGTGCTTCTTTTCCATGGTGGTGCGGACAGCTTCCATCTCGCCACGCACGTTGGCCAGCTCCGAAGCCTCAACGCCGTCCCCGTTGCCGAAGCCGAGCCAGAAGGCCTGCACCTTGCTGGATTTAACACGCTGTTCCTGCGCTACAACAAGCTGGTTATGTCTGCAAGCCAGGCTGTTTTGCTCTACGGCGAGCTGTTCGCAAGACATCTTTTCGTATTTCTCTGGAGATACATACGCTCCAGTTATCTGTGACGGCTGGGTTGGCATGTTTCCGCAGCCAGCCAGCAAAGACGCTCCAGCAACTAAGCAAACTATGCAAAGTTTCATCGCCTCCTCCTTGTGTATATAAGCTTTTTTGTTTTAAAACTTAGAACCCTGCACACGTTTAACCTGCAACCATCTGTTTCTTTGCAGTCTCTTCGATAGAACGATTGAGTTGTCGCTCCAGGGCTTTTACTTCCCCCCGCGCCTCTGCCAGGTCAAGACGCATCCTATCAAGGTCTTTCAGTGCTTTTTGAAGTTCTCTTTCTTTTGCCATGAGCTTCTTGCACCTGGAGCAGTCGGGCAGTTCCTGGGCAGGAGGCTCCCCGCCGGGGAAGTAGTGGCGGTAGTCGATGCCGAGACGTTCGGCGTAGGTCAAGAGATCTCCCATGGCTGCATTGGCCGCCTGGCGGTTGCCCTTCAGCCATTCGCCTATGACGGATCGGTGGTTGACGCCCACCTTGTCGGCAATCGCCTGGAGCGTTTCGCCTTCGGCCTTGAGCTCTTTCACTCTGGCGTGAACAGCCTCCCACAGGCTTTGTGCTGTATGCTTCCAGTCGTTCATGTTTCTGCTCCTAGGTGGACGGGGCGTTCACGGCAAGCAACTGAGAAGACCAGTTGACTTTATGTTTGCTTGTGTGAACAATAGCGCCATGGACAACGCCCTCGAAAAATTCCGCAAGGCCCGTGGCCTGAGCTATGCCGACATGGCGGCCCAGGCAGGGTTCCGTTCCCGGTCTACGCCGTACCATCACTGCAACGGCATGCGCCGGATAGATGCAGAGTCGGCAGTGATGTACTCCCGCGCATTTGGCATCCCTCTCAGCGACCTCCGGCCAGACTTGTGGCCGCCCGAGGGGGCGCAGACATCTCATCGGCCAGAAGCCGGAGAGGCTTAGGTGTCTCATGAACAACGACATCCGTCTCAGCACGGGGTTCTTCCATCATCCCAAAAGCGTAAAGCTCCAGAGGCGCCTTGGCCCGGAAGGGATTGTTGCTTTGCTCCAGCTCTGGACATGGGCGGCCAACAATCGGTCTGACGGTGGTCTGTCCGGCATGGATGCGGAAGACATCGCCATCGCCGCAGGCTGGTCAGGAGAGGCCGAGAAGCTTGTCGATGTTCTGGTGTCAACGCGCTTTCTTGACGGCGCCGAAGGCTCCTACTGCCTGCATGGCTGGCAGGAGCACCAGGCTTATGCGGCCGCTGAACCAGCCAGAGTCGAGAAGGCAAGGAAGGCTGCTTTGGCCAGGTGGAACAAGCAGGATGCTCCAAGCAATGCTCCTAGCATGCCTGAGCATGCTCCAAGCAATGCTCAAGACATGCTTGTGCATGACTTAGGAATGCCCCAAACCAAACCAAACCAAACCAAACCAAGCACAAGAGAAGAACACACACACGATGGAAGTCGTGGATCTTGTGTACCCCTCGACCTCAGCGGCGCGTGTGCCCTGCCTCCGGCTCCTCTTTCCGGGGAGGACGTTTCCGAGCGCCAGGACGGCGCCCGCCAGGAGCGCCAGAAGGGAGACTACGAGTTCTCCCTGCTCAGAGACGCCTACGACAAGGCCCGGCAGGAAGGCCCCATGGCGGGCAGGCAGGAGTTCCTCAGCCTGTACCACTCGCAGGAGTGGCCCGGCATCGATGAGCTCGTGCATGCCGTGGAGGTGCTCGTGGCCGAGGATGACCAGTTCCGCAGGGGCTTCGCTCCCGGCTTGGGCAAGTTCCTCCGCGAGGGCATGTGGCGCATGAAGCCGAGGGCGCCCGCCGGGGAGCGGGAGCCGGAAATGACGCCGGAAGAGGCCGAGGGCAAGCGCAAGTGGGAAGAGCTCAGGCGCAAGGTGCGCGAGCAGACGGAAGCGCGGAAGCGCGGGAGGTGACAGGTGGACAGGGTGACATTCGACAACGGCATGAACGAGATTTTTGCCTGCTTCCAGAAGGCCCCGCCGAGAGGCGCCGTGCTCGATGCCGTCTTCAAGCGCGTTGGAGACCTGCCGGACGAGTTCATGGCCTGGGCAGTCGATGCCTTCGCCGAAGAGGAGAAGCTGCCCATGAACCTGGGCAGGGAGCTCCTGCGCATGTTCCCTGCCTGGAAGGCGGCGAACACTCCCGTGGCGCAGTACGACCCGTATGCCAACGAGGCTTCGGGCGATCCAAACTGCCCCGACTGCAAGGGCACCGGGTGGCACTACGTCTACCCCGTCAACTGCCGTCCGGGCACGGCGCCCTACGCCGTTCCCTGCCTGTGCAACACGGTCGTGGACGGCTGGGATCACCCGCCCCGCAAGGCCTCCCTGGCTGACCTCAAGGCCACGGGCAAGTGGACGATGAGGCGCCCGCCCATGGTGCGGAACGGCGAGCCCACGCCCCTGGGCTTCAGCCTCCAGCAGATGCTCGACCGTTTGCGCCAGGGGAGGGGCATCCAGGACGAGGAGTCTGATCCCCGCAGGCAGATGCCGGAATACCTCCAGTGACCCTCGAGAATGCGTGAGGATGGCTCAGGATGAAAAACTACGCGAAAAACGATGAATCTACCGTCCGGCGGGAGCGAAGCCAGCAGAGGACATCCTCGCGCAAATTTGAGGCATGCCACGAGCCGGGCCCATGGAGGCGCCCAGACAAGATCTGCGGGGAGTGCATCTACGGCGAGCCCTACGTACACCCGGGAGGAATATATTGTGTTATTAAATGCGGCAAAGGCGTTGGCATTCAATTTCGTGGGCATTACGAAAGAGCTTGCTGGCAGTTTCGACTTAACACTGCCGTACCCGCCTTCTTGCAATCACGCATGGAAGAAGGGCGCCAACGGAAGGATGTACCTCAACCCTCGGGTCGAGGTTTTCCGAACCCAAGTCTTCGCTGCGGTTGCCGATTTGAGGACGAAGAAGACTATCTCTTCTGAACCTATTGCATGCGACTGCGCAGTGATGGTCGAACTGAACAAGTCGGACAGGCGCAGGCGCGACATCGACAATCCCATGAAGCAGTTGCTTGATGCGCTTACATTCGCAAAAGTATGGAATGACGATTCGCAGGTGCAGATTATGTTGACGTTTTTTGGCAAGAACAAGAAGCACGGCTCGTGCAACGTGCTTGTCTGCCCCCTGGAGGTATAACGTGGACAGACATAGGACATCATGGACTCCCGAGGAGGAGGCCAGGCTCTACGAGCTGAAACGGCAGGGGCTGACGTACCGCCAGATCGCCTCGCGCCTGGGCCGCACTGAGGGCGCCGTTGCAAACCATTTATCAGAGCTCATGACGGGCAAGGCCGTGTTCGGCGCGGCCAGGAACCGTTTTGATCCGTGGAGGCCCGAGGAAGACCTGGAGCTGTGCAGGGCCTACCTGCCCTGCGGGCCCACGCTTGCAGAGGTGGCCGAGCGTATCGGCAGGAGCGTGGGCGCATGCACCATGCGGGCCAAAAGCCTTGGCATCACGGCGTCCAAATCCGGCCCCCAGAGGAAGCATGAGCTCACAGGGTCAAGGCGATGCCACGATTGCGGTCGCATCACCACGGACTATCGCTGTTACAGGTGCAGGATCGCGTGGCGGGAGCGGCACGGCGTTCAGCGAGACGCTACAGATGAGGAGGGGCTATGAGCATGAAAATCGAGGTGCCTGCAGGCTACGAGGCACTGGGAGCAGTGCTGGGCAGTGCCGTCAGCCAGGCGGCCAAAGGCAAGGGCGTGGAACGCCACGGCGGCTACGGCGAGCCGTTCCACGAACAGCAGATATGCGAGATCCAGAGGCGTGTCGGTGGCGGCTTCTGCCAGGGGCAGGCCGTCAAGAAGATCTACGAGGCAGACGTGCTGGACGGTGACAGGGCAGTCGCTGAGCTCCTGGGCGCCATAAACTACTTGGCGGCGGCGGTCATAGTCCTGCGGGAAGCGTATGGAGAGGAGGAAGACGAGACGAGAGACTACAGGCCCGGTGATAGTGTGCAGTTCCGGGGTCATGTCGGAAAGACAGACTGGACGGATGCCCGCTACGAGCGGGAACTCCCGTCAGGATGCGGGCACATTGTCCTCGTCCCCGGCTTCGGGAGAATTGCAGTTGATCCGGAAAACATTCGTCACGCGCCTTTGCTGGAAGAGGAGGAATAATGGTTGACAATGTAGAGAAGGAACTCGACAAGCTCCGCAGGCATCGCAAGGAGATGGATAAGAAAAACCACGACCTGTTCATCCGGCTTGAGGCTAGCTTGCAGCTTGCCGAGTTGAAGCACCCATGCTTTGCATACTCTTTCAAAGAAGGCATGATGAAGATTGTGGAAGAGCTTGGCGAAGTTGCAGCTGCCTACAACAAAATGCAGGGCGAGGCGCGCGTGAACGAGGAGCTGATGGACACGCTCTGCGTGGTCTGGCGTCTCGTGCGCGGAGACTGGCGGGAGGATCAGCATGGATAGCGGAACATGGGCTGTCATTGCCGTCATGGGCGCTTGCTTTGTTGGCGGCGTGTTTATCGACACCTGCTTCTGGGCGCTGCACTGCAGGACTGTCAGGAAGAAGGTTGCCGAACTGGAAGAGGCGCGGCGCAGAGCTATGGATGAACTCCTGCCGATAGCGGAGAAAAGTGCCGAGAATCTGAAGGGCTACCGAGAGGAGGTAGACGGTCTGCTGAACGCTGTGAAGCAGCTTAATAGACGGCTCAATTCTTTGACAGACGTTGTGGACGAAATTCGGAACGGCACTTTCACAATGCAGTGGGAGAAGAAGGAGGGGGAGGGCAATGGATAGCGGAACGCTGGCGCTGTATCTCGTGGGCGCTTTGTGGGCGCTTTTTGCCCTATGGGTTTGGGTCTCCTCGAAAAGCCTTGAGCACGTGCGTGGGATCCAGCGCATCCTGATGGGTGCCGACAAGGCCAAAACGGAATACCTGCACACGCTGGAACAGCGGACGGCAGGCGTGGAGGCCCTGCTCGTGAGCACGGTTGGGCAGGAGACGGAGGACTTCTGCAGGTGCATGGACGAGCTCATGGCGAAGATGGAGAAGCCGGAGGCGAAGCAGGAGCCTGCGCCGAAGCCGAAGGAAAAGCTCACCCTGAGCGAGCAGTATTGCGGGGCGTTCAAGCCCCCGAAACCCGACAAGTGGAGGGGCGGCAAGAAGGGGGCGGGCCGTGGCTGATGCCGTCCAGGAAGCCATGGGCCAGTTCGTCCACCTGCAGGCCCAGATATGCTGGCTGGCCGACAGGCTCTCCGAGGCCCGCATCCTCGTGAACAATGACAGTTGCGCGAATTGCAGGCGCATGAGCTTTGCCACCTGCGCCAGGTGCTGGAGGGATGAAGCGGCAAAGGCAGCCAGGGAAGGGAGACATTCGAGATGAGCGAGGTTATCCGGCTTGTCTCTGGCGGGGCCGTGGTCTTTCTGGCCGTTTTCACTGTCTGCGTAGCATGGAGGCTAATGCGATGACACCATGCCCCTACTGCTCCTGCTGCGCCGTCACGGTCGAGGAGACTGCCGAGGGCGGGCGCGTGGTGGCCTGCCCAAACTGCGGCATGTCAGGTCCCGAGTCTCTGGACGGCGACCCCGAAGAGGCCGTCAGGGGATGGGAAGTCCTCTGCCGGAAGATGTGTAGAAACTGCAGGCAATTATACATTCGCCGGATAATCGAATTGAAGAGGCGATTGAAGCAATAAACTTAGGAGGTTTAAAATGAAGGCAATGTTAAGTCAGCCTATGGCTGGAAAGACAGAAGAGGAAATCATTGCAACCCGCGAAAGAGCTATCAAGACGTTGGAAGGCATGGGTTATGAGGTTGTAAACACGCTGTTCACTGACGAATGGTACAAGAAGGAAAACATGAAAGAGCGTGGCGTGGAAAATATTCCTCTCTGCTTCTTTGCCAAGAGCATCGAGAGCATGAGCAAATGTCATGCGGTCTACTTCTGCGCAGGCTGGGAAAAGGCCCGCGGATGCAGGTGCGAAATGCACGTGGCCCAGGCTTACGGCCTGACCCTTCTCTTCGAGGAGGACTAGCTGACAGCCGAATCGTGTCTTTGCGGATTCAACGGCACGGGTTAGACTGTCCCCGCCATGTGAGAGAAGACATGCTGAACTCCAACTAGAAGTGTTCGAAGCAGGCCCCGCTCAGTCGCAATCTGGACGGGGCTCTCGCGTTACCTGAATTTCATCGCAGTGAGGCTTTCTGCAAGGTAGTCGCGATCCCGTTCTGGCACTTCCGGGTGTGCGGCTTCCATCTCTGCCATGAGGCGGTCTTTGTACATGCTTGGCCCGTAGACGCCCTGGAGCACGTGCCTGATCTGCCCGGCAATCGTCCTGCTTTCACTCTTGGCTTCCTTCTCAATGCGCTCCCTCAGCTCTGCCGGCAGCTGGATGGAGAAGCTGACGAGGGGCTTGTCGGTGCGGGGACGTCCGCGCTTCCTATTCTCCATCGCTGGCATCCTCCTTGTCCTTGCTTGCTTCGGGCTCCGGCAGGCGCTTCACCAGCTCTGCCAGGACATCCCGTATCTCGATGAGCGTTGCGCTGATTTGACACAGCGCATTAGTTTCCCAGAGGTCTCCCATGCTAGTCCTCCTCCTCGTCCCCCCTCACCCTGTGCAGGACGGTGATGCGGGGCTCGTATCCGTCACCGTAGGAGTCGAGGCTGCGGCCGGGCTTAGCCCAGAACTCGCTCTCTCCGTCCCATGTGATGCGCCCGCCTTCGGTGATGCCATCGCTGGCGCTTTCGCCAGTGGGCTCCAGGCCTTCGGATCGCATGAAGGCTTCGGCTTCGGCGCGGGTGCGGAATTCTTCGTCCGGGTCGTGTCCCGGCCAGCAAACGAAGCGGATCTTGTTGCGGATCATGGTGTCCTCCTTGGGGCCTTGCCCCTGTCTTGTTGATGCCATCATGAGCCTGCCTGCTAATTTTGTCAACGAAAAAAAACGAGATAAAGCGAAAAAAGTTTTGGCGTCAGATTGTTGACGCGTCAGAAATTTGACGTTATGTGGTCACCCAAAGAGGTGACGCATATGGCCATTGAGTACGAGAAGATTTTCGGCTGGATGCCTCTCGTTGAGGGGGCAAGGACGTGCAGGGGCTACATCCCCTGCTACGCCGTCGAGAACGGCAGGGTGAACAAGAACAAGCGCCGGAACTACTACGGCACCAACGGCACGCCGGACATGTGGGATCCCATGGGCGTTTCGGGCGTCACCGTGGGCGTGGGCGTTGACCTGGGCCAGCAGTCCGAGCACCAGCTGCGCAAGTGGGGCGTTTCGGGTGAGCTGCTCGACAAGCTCCGGCCCTACATCGGACTCCACGACAAGGCCGCCTGCGTGGCCCTCCAGAAGGCCCCCCTCACCCTGACCGAGGAAGAGGCCAGGGCGCTCACCTACGCCGAGCAGAAGGGCTACATGGACGAGGTGGTGCAGCCCACGTGGGACTACAAGTACGGGTCTCGCGGAAAGTACGAAGACCTCCCCTGGCAGGCCCAGTGCGTCATCTTTTCCATGGTCTATCAGCTAGGCTGGGGCGGGCTCAGGAAGCGCGGCCCCTACACCCTCAGGGCGCTGGAGAACCACGATTGGGCGAGGGCCATTGCCAACCTGCAGTCCGGCGCAAAGGGCTGGAACGGCGAGTACCACGAGCGCAGATACCAGGAAGGAACTTTGCTCAAGGGGGCGCTGTAATGGAAACCTCCTCAAGCTACTGGATTGCTATTCTCAAATACTGCGGTTGGGGATGCTTTTTTGGCTTGATGGGTGGCTTCGCCCGCATACTTCGCAAAGGAGTTAAGGGCTGGCTCGACTTTTTCGCTCAGGTTTTCGTCAGCGCTTTTTGCGGTTTTCTCATATTTGCATTTTTTGAGGGCCAGATTGATGACTTGGCGCTTTGTGCTCTTGCTGGCATTGCCGGAAATTCTGGCGGTACATTGCTTGATGTCATAAGAATGAAGTTCATGAGAGCCGTGAGGGAGAAGTAGTTTATGTGCCGTGACCTGGATTGGGAGCGCATTCGCGCCGAGTATGAGACGGGCTCGACTCAGTCTGAGCTGTCCCGGAAGTACGAGGTGTCGCGCAAGGCCATCCAGAAGCACATTGCCAGTGAAAACTGGGTGCAGGGTGACGTCAGGGAGACTGTCGAGCGCCTTGCCGAGGCTAAGGTCGCAGGCGTGGTCGCAGGGTGCGACCCCCAAAAAAAGGCCGAGGCCATTGATGCTGCAGCCGAGAAGATCGTGGCCCTCAAGCGAGGGCAGCATGACAGAGTGGCAAAGCTTGTCGAGAAGTGGAACGCCGCTGTGGACTCAGGCAGCTTTGAAGACGCCAAGCTTGTGAAAATTTCTGCCGAGAGCCTCAAGCTCATTAACGAGGAAGAGCGCAAGGCCCACGGCATTAAGGATGTCATGGTTGAACCAGAGAGAACCTACACATTCACCTTCGCCAAGGAAGAGCAGGAGTTCTAAGCATGAGGGTAGCTTTCCCGTACAGGCCGAGGCCATATCAGGCCAGACTGCATGAGGCGCTGGACAGCCATCGCTTTTCGGTGATCGTCATGCATCGCCGTGCCGGAAAGACGGTGCTGGTGCTCATGCATATGCTCATGGCAGCCGTCCTCGCCAAGCGCCCCAACATGATGTTCGGCTACGTGGCCCCCTACCGCAACCAAGCCAAGAGCATAGCCTGGGGCATGCTGAAGCACTTTTCTTCGCCCGTCCCTGGACGCCAGGTCAACGAGGCTGAGCTGTCCATCACGCTCCCCAACGGTGCTGTCATGCGCGTGTTCGGCGCTGACAATGCAGATGCCCTGCGTGGACTCCGCTTCGATGGCGTCATCCTGGACGAGGTGGCCGACATGAAGCCGGATGTGTGGCAGGAAGTCGTGCGCCCCGCTCTGTCTGACCGCAGGGGCTGGGCCGTCTTCATCGGCACACCAAAGGGCATTAATCTCTTCTCGCAGCTTTACGAGCAGGGCCAGCGCGAGGCCAAGCCCGGGGGCTGGTTCTCTGCCATGCTCAGGGTGGACGAGACGGGAGCCCTGCCGCCGGAAGAGATAGAGTCGCTCAAGCGCGAGATGAGCGACAAGTCTTTTCGCCAGGAATATCTTTGTGACTTTACGGCATCGAGCGATGACGTGCTCATCACCATCGACATGGTCACCGAGGCCTGCGCCCGCATTGTGCGGCCCGAGGACGTTGAGGGCATGCCCCTCGTCATGGGCGTGGACGTGGCCCGCTTCGGGGCAGACAGTTCAGTGGTGTGCCTGCGCCGTGGCCTTATCTGCCAGCCCCCGCACGTGTTCCGCAACCTCGACAACATGGATCTGGCTGACGCAATCAGCGCCCTTGTCCACCAGCACCAGCCGGACGCCGTCTTTGTGGACGCCGGGCAGGGGCAGGGCGTCATCGACCGTTTGCGCCATATCGGCATCGACTGCATCGAGGTGCCGTTTGGTGCCAAGGCCTTGAGCCCCCGCTTCAACAACCGCAGGAGCGAGATGTGGTACGGCATCCGCGAGTGGCTGCAGGCCGGGGGCTTCCTGCCGGACGTGCCTCAGCTCAAAAGCGAACTCACCACGCCTACCTACGCCTTCGACCCGGCGGGCAGGATCTGCCTGGAGCGGAAGGAAGACATCAAGGAGCGCCTGGGCGCTTCGCCTGACATTGCCGATGCTCTTGCCCTGACCTTCGCCGCGCCCGTTGCCTCTGCCCGTGACGCCATGATGGCTGCACGGCGCCAGCAGGCTCAGCACTACGACCCCCTTGCATGGTGACGTTATGGACACGACTTACCGAGTGATACGCCCTGAGGACAGGAAGACGCTTCAGTACATCTACGAGCGCCTGCAGGCTGAGGATCTGCTCTGGACGGTCTACCCCGAGGTTGACCCCGAGGAGTGGAGCCTGGACAAGTTCCTTCGCATCCACACTGCGCCTTTGCACGTGCTGGCGGGGTACGTGGACGGCGAGATGGCGGGCGTCATGCTGAGCTGGCCGTTCCGCGAGTCCTGGAAGAACAGGGTGCTGGAGATAGGCCTCACGGCCTTCCGCAAGCATTTCCGTATTGCCACCCCGCTCTGCCGGGGGGCTCTGCTATGGGCATGCGACTCCCTCCAGCCCACGTCCATCATTGGACGTGTCGCATGCCCCTCTCATCACATCCTGCGCCTGCTCGACAGCGTGGGGTTCAGCAAGCTGGGCAGAATTCCCGGCCTGTGCTGGTTCACGCGCAAGCAGCAGTGGGTGGACGGCTGGCTCGTCATGGCCACGCCCGAGACTATTAAAGCAACCGTGGAGGTAAAGTAATGCCCCTCATTCATTGTTTCGGAGGCGGCGGAACGCCTGACGTTCCAGAAACGCCGACAAAACAGCCGACCAAAAGCGTTTCCGCTGGAGCCCAGGCTGCGGCCGAGGCCCAGCGCGAGCGCCAGAAGAAGAACCGAGGCCTCGCGGCCTCCATCCTCACTTCCCGCTCCGGCCTGTCCCAGCAGGACAACGGCATGGGGAGCGACACCCTGGGGTAGGCCATGGCGCTGGACGTCTCCAAGCTCAATGCGCGGTACGAGTCGCTGAGGACTGAGCGCTCCGGCTGGGATTCAGCCTGGGCCGACCTTGCCGAGCTGTTCTCGCCCACAAGGTGGAGGAGCGACACCGACACCACGAGCCACAGGCAGCCCGTCATCAACGGCCGCCTCGTGGACAGCACGGGCGTCCGCGCCATGCGCACCCTTGCAGCTGGACTGCAAGGCGGCATGACAAGCCCGGTGCGCCCGTGGTTCAGGCTCAGGCTGGCCCACGGGCAGGACAAGCAGGAACCGGGCATCAACATGTGGCTGGATGAAGTCACCGAGCGCATGAGGCTCCTGTTGCATCAGTCAAACTTTTACAACAAGGTGCATGGCCTCTATCAGGACTTGGGCACGTTTGGCACTGGGCTCATGGTTGAGACGGCAGACGAGGACGGCCTCAAGTTCCACCGGGTGGCTGCAGGCGAGTACGTGCTGGACGTCAATGGAGACGGCTTCGTTGACTGCTTCTTCCGGCGTCTGCATCTCAGCGCCCGCCAGATCATCGACCTGTGGGGCGAGGACAAGGCGCCGGAGGCCGTGCTGACTGCCGCAAAGAGCCCGACTGTAGGCGCGTCTGAGCGCTACAATGTGGTGCATGGCGTCTTCCCCAGGCAGGACGTCAAATACGGCCAGAGCGTGGGCGCCAAGGGCAAGCCCTACGTCAGCGTGTACTGGCTCCAGGAGGACGGCAGGCGCGGGCACGTGCTCAGCGAGTCCGGCTACGACATGTTCCCCGCCTTTGCTCCGCGATGGGACGTCCACTTTGGAGACGTCTACGGCAGGAGCCCGGCCATGGAGGTCATGCCTGACGCCCGCATGCTCCAGGCGATGGCCACAACCCACCGCATCATGGAGCACAAGATAGCCGACCCGCCGCTCATCGGTGACACGAGCCTTCGCCAGTACGGCGTGGACAAAAACCCCGGCGGCTTCACCTACGGCAGCCTGCAGATCACCCAGGGCAGGCCTCTGGTCATGCCCATCCAGCAGCCTGACGCGGCGGCAATCAAGTATAGCTGGGAGGCGCTGCAGGACGTCAGGCGCATCGTGGATGACGGCCTCTATGTAGACCTTTTCCGCATGCTTCTGGACGATGACCGCAGGCAGATCACCGCCACCGAGATCCAGGCCCGCCAGGCCGAGAAAATGCTGTTGATCGGCCCCGTAGTCGAGCGGCTGCACACCGAGCTTCTCTCGCCCCTCATCAAGCGCACCTATTCCCTCATGCAGGAGTGGGGCGCTCTGCCTCCGCCGCCTGATGGAATGGGCTATGCCGAGCTGGACGTGGAATTTGAGTCGGTGCTGGCGCAGGCCCAGAAAATCACCGCCACGTCCAGCATCGAGCAGGGCGTGTCCTTTGCGGTGAACCTCGCAGGCGCCCGCCCAGAGGCCCTCGACCTTCTCGATGCCGACCAGACGGTGCGCAGTTACTTCGACCGCATCGGCATGCCTCAGTCCTGCATTGCGGACGAGCAGGCCGTCCAGGCCTCCCGCCAGAAGCGCCAGGCCCAGGAGCAGGCCATGCAGCAGCAGCAGGCAATGGCCGCCGGAGGCCAGGCGGCGCAGGACATCACGGGGGCGGCGAAAAACTTGGGCCAGACGCCCGTTGGCGCTGACGGCGCGACCCTCATGGACACCGTGCTTGGCGGGATCACGGGCGCAGGAGGGATGTGATGCAGGACAAGAAGAACGAGTACATCTCGTGGGAAACCACGAGAGAGCAGGAGGAGCGCGAGGCCCGCGAGAAGGAAGAGCTTGCCCGTCTTGTCGGGGCCGTGGAAGGCCTCGCCCGGACGAAGGACGGCCTGCACTTCCTCGCCTGGATCATCGGCATCACTGGCTTCCTGCAGGACGTGCCCGCCACCACCGAGGGCCTCATGGCCTACCAGCAGGGCAGGCGCTCAGTGGGGCGCCCGCTCTTCGACCTAATCAAAAAGGCGCGCTGCGTTGAAGCCGTGTGCCAGGAGGACATCAATGGCTGATGAAACTCAGCTTGAATCTGTGGCCGAGGACGTGATGGACAGCATCGCTGACGAAGCCCCCGAGGAAGCGCCCGCCGAGGGCGCCGAGCAGATGCAGGAGGGCCAGCAGGCTCCCGCTGAAGGCGATGCCAAGGCCGATGCCGAGGCGCCCGCAGAGGGCCAGCAGGAGGCACAGAAGGCCGAGCCCGAGGACTACGTGCTTGAAGCCGGGGAAGACTTCGCCGTGCCCGAGGACAACCTCAAGAGCTTCACTGCCGCCTGCAAGAAGGCCGGGCTTACCAAAGCCCAGGCCGAGGCCATGCTTTCCTGGCATCGCGACTTCGCCGGGGACGTCTCCCGCCTCCAGGCCCAGCAGGAAAGCCAGACGCTCAAGGGCTGGCAGGACGAGATCCTCCACGACCCTGAGATCGGCGGGCAGAACTGGAAGGCCGCCGTGGCCGACTCCCGCCGGGCGCTGGCCCACTTCGACACTGACGGCAGCTTGCGCCAGTTGCTCAAACAGACACACGCCGACTACAACCCCGCAGTCGTGCGCTGCATTGCCCGCATCGGCAGGGCGATGCGCGAAGATCAATTTGTCACAAGCAAGGGCGGCGGCAATAGTGCCAAGGCTCTTGAAGACCGCATGTGGCCTGACATGCAAGTATAAGGCATACAGGAGGTACTATCATGTCTTACAAGAAAGGCCTTGTTGCATCCCTTGCAGAGTTGGAAGACTTCTACAAGGGCACTCCGGCTGGGGAAATTATTGAGTTAATGAATCAGACCAACGACATGTTGAGCGATGTCCAGTGGATGGAGAGCAATCAGTCGGACGGTCACCTGACCCGCATCCGCACTGGCCTGCCGGACGTCTACTGGCGCCGTCTGTACAAGGGCACCCCGCCCTCCAAGAGCGAGTGGGCCCAGGTCAAGGAAACCTGCGGCATGCTGGAGGCCCTCCAGGAGCTGGACGTTGCCGAGGTGGAGCTCTACGGGGACAAGGCCCGCGCCTTCCGTCTGTCGGAAGCCAAGGCCTTCACGGAGGCGATGCGGCAGAAGGTGGCCAAGACGCTCATATACGGTGACAATTCCACCGTTCCTGACGAGTTCAACGGCCTGCAGAAGCGCTATCCTTCCCTGAGTTCCCCGCATGTTGTGAATGCTTCCGGCTCTACTTCCAACAAGCAGACGTCCATGTACCTCGTAGCTTGGGGAAGCGACACTGTTCATGGTCTGTATCCAAAGGGCTCTTCCGGCGGTTTGCAGAAGGAAGACCTTGGCAAATATATGACAACGGACGCAAGCGGCAATAAATTCCAAGTTTTTGGCGATAAATACAACTGGCGCTGCGGCCTCGCGGTCAGGGACTGGAGGGCTGTAGTCCGCATTTGCAACATCGACAGCACTAAGCTCACCAAGCGCAAGGGCGAGACGGGCTGGGTTGACCTGCAGGCGCTCACCATTGCGGCCAAGAACATGATGCCCCCGCAGATGCGCAGCAAAGCCATCTGGTACTGCAACCAGGACGTGCTCACTGCGCTCGAAATGCAGTCGATTGACTACGGCACGGTGCATCTCACCTACGGCCAGTTCTTCGATTCAAAGTCGGTGCCTGCCCTCCACGGCCGCCCGATCCGCCAGTGTGACGTGCTGCTCAGCACCGAAGCCGTTGTTTCCTAGGAGGTGATGCCATGATTCTCGATGACAACCTGATTTTCTTTGACAGGGCCTCTCTTGGCTCTGCCGTCACCAGCGCGGCCGTTCCGCTCAACTCCCTGTTCAAGCCGGGCAGGGCCGAACCGATTTGCGTGTTCTGCATGTGCAATGAGACGGCCGCAACTGGCACTTCCATTACACTTAAACTGCAGGAAGCCGACTCTGAATCCGGCGACTACAGTGATGTTGCAGGCACCAGCGAGACTATTCTTACAGCAGCTCTTGTCAAGGGCGCTAAGATCTACCTTCGCTGGCTCCCCGGCAATGTCGCGAAGCAGTGGCTCAAGGTCGATGTGACCCTCACAGGCTCCACATTTACTGCCGGAAAGATTACTGCCGCAATCGTCCGCGAAGATGATCTGCCCTATGTTACGGGCATGTACATCGATAAGGGTGCCGTTGTCGGCTAGCAATTAGATTGACTGAAGGGGGCGCGAAAGCGCCCCTTGCCCATAAGGAGGGCGCGATGTCTGACATTTCCGAGTGGAGCGTCAAGGAAGCGGAAAACACGCACCTTGACGAACTGACGCTCTCCGGCGAGGGCGGTCTTTATGTGAACAAGATCATGTGCGCAGTCAAAGGCGATGCAGACAGCCTTGACGATGTAGGCTTTAGAGGTACCCTGAAGCAGCTTGAAGGCGGTGTTGACTACAATGAAATAAAGAACACAGGCTTCTATTCCGTTGGATACAGCGCAAGCAATGCAAACGGCCCACATAAAAGCGCATCAATTTTGATTGTTTTTCAGTTTTCGTCCACGGCGCTGTTGCAGATATGCAAAGCGATAAATGAAAGAACAATCTACTTCAGGCACTTGAATTCAACAACCTGGACAGCTTGGCAGTACATTATCACCGACAACAACATCGGAGACGGCATCAGTGAGAGCAACAAGAAGATCTCAGTGCCTGAATACAGCGGCGCGACCGAAGGCGCCGCAGGGACGGCTGGCCTGGTGCCGCCTGCCACAAGCGCCCAGCGAACGTATTTTCTCAACGGCGCTGGCGAGTGGGTTGATCTTCTGACGCTGATTGGGAGCTAGCCGCCATGCCTTCCACGTCAAACAGGCTTGAGATATACAACATGGCGCTAGGCTTCATTGGGACTAGGACGATAGGTTCACCCAATGAACATACGCCGGAGGCCATTCAGTGTGAATTGTATTGGGACAGGGCTAGGCGCTCTGCGCTGCGCGACTTCCCCTACCGTTTTGCAGTGAGGCGGATGCTCCTGCCGGAAAAGGAAATGCCTGCCGTCTATGATGCAGAATGGGAGCATTGCTACGGCTTGCCTGACAGCGTTTTGAAAGTTGTGCGCGTCCATGACGGTCACAGGCGCGGATTGAACAAGGTGCCATACGCAATTCAGCGCGGGGATGAAGGCGAACTGCTTCTCACTGACGTTGAGCAGGCCATGGTTGATGCCGTTGTTGACGTGGAGGACATAACCCAGTGGGATGATGCTTTCGTTTCTGCAATGGCGCGGAAATTGGCCTGCCTCATATGCGTTCCATTGTGCAAAGGCGAAGGCAAGCTTAACGGTTTGACGCAGCTTTATCAGGCGGCAATTCCTGTCGCTGAAGGCGCAGACGCATCTGAATCCTATGACAGAAAGCCGGACGATGCCTGGCTGCAGGCGCGTGGAGGATGGTAAATGACTCTTGAATCCACAAACAATAGAAATCGGTATATTGGGAACGGCGCGACAACGGTCTTTCCCTTCACGTTCAAGGTCTGGAAGAAGAGCCAGGTAGCAGTGTTCACGGGTGACGGCACTGCGGAGCAGGACGTTTCCGCGCAGTGTTCGGTCATCGTCACGGCGTCCGGCGGCACCGTCTCCTTTCCATCTCCTCCAGCTTCCGGCACTGTCATCGTGATCCGGCGCGGCATGCCGTTCACGCAGGAGGACGACTACAGAAACGGGGCGCGTTTTGACGGCGAAGAGGTCGAAGACAGGTTCGACATGGATTGCGCGGAGCGTCAGGATCTGAGGCTTGACGTGAGCCGCGCCGTCAAGGTGCCGGAGACTTCGCAGCTGGGGCCGGAGGCTTTCTGGGGAGACCTTGCCACATGGCGTCAGGACTGCCTGGACGCGCTTGCCACGGCAGGCGATGTCACGGGCGCAACGCTCGTCACGGCGTCAGGCTCGACCACGCCGCGCTCGATTGCCCAGCGTCTTGCTGATGTGGTCAACGCCAAGGACTTTGGCGCGAGAGGTGACGGCGTGACGGATGACGCAGAAGCCATCAACGCTGCGCTTGCCGCAGGCGGGGTAGTGTATCTGCCTGCTGGAACGTACAAGGTGGGCGCACCGATCGGCATCCCGTCAAACACCATGCTCATCGGCGCAGGCAAGGGTATCACCACCATCGTTTCCGCTGCGGACATGGATTTGATGTACCACACCGTCTGCACGGCCAACTGCGTGGACATTGCGGCCCGCGGCGCAACGGATGACGATGTAGACGAGCTTTGCCCGTACAATGTCGAGCATGCAGGGCTTTTTGATCTCACGGTAGATGCAAACTGCTACAATAGAACCAACTCGCTTGGGCCGTCCTATCCTGGATATGAGCCTGGAACAGCCGTTGAGTTCCAACGCTGCAGGTGGTGCGAGATCTCCGGCGTGGAAGCTGTCAACGGGCCGCAGCACTGCATCAACGTCAGGGCCGGAACGGGCAGCTACAACAAGGGCGTGGGCTATATCGCAAAATACCCGTCCCAGTATGTGACGATAAGACATTGCAATACCGACAACCAGGCGCGGGATGACAGCATCACGACCCACGACTCCGAGTACATCTACATCTACGACTGCCGCGTTTTTCTTACGAGAAACACGGACGGGACGAATGAACACCCTGTGTCAAACGGCATTGAGATCGATGACGGATCTAGGTATGTCTGGGTAGAAGATTGCCTTTCTGACGGTGGCATTGCAGGCTATCAGGCAAAGGGACATGCCAACACGCCTCCTGCGCATCATGTGTGGTTCACAAACTGTATCGCCAGAAATGTTCATGATGGATGGAGCATTTCAGCAGGGACAGATGTCGGCGCTGGCGTCATTGAAGCTTCGTGCCACGACGTTTTTCTTGAAGGCTGCGCCATAGAAAACTGCTACCAGAAGACGGGCATGACAAGCTGGGCTGGAGAGGCGCACTACATCCATCTCACGAATGCGCGGAACGTCTGCGTCACGAACCTGTCCGTCAACGGCAAGACGCATGAGCCGGAGAACTATTCGGAGATGGACAGGCTTGTGTACTTTCGCCTCAGAGGCGGGTGTGAAAACGTCCTCTTCAAGAATGTCTTTTTGCAAAACGTGAACGACAACGCGAATTCCGACACGGCGCTCTTCCTCTGCAGCGGCAGCAGCACCAACATCTCTATCCACAATGTGCTGTGCGATGCATACCAGACTGGTGCGCTGGTCAACGCCAGCGGCGGCGGGGCGAACCTCTCTGTCAAAAGCATCCGGCTGATGGCTGGAAGCTCCAGCTTTTATGCGGTCTTGGCCGCAAACACAAAAAACACGGAAATCGTTGATGTCCGCGCCAGCGGGTCGAAGGGGACGGCGCTTCTAGGCGGTCATTTTGCCGTGCAGTCTGGCGTGAGGGAGCGGGACGCGAGATACAGCGACGTCTTCACGGACAGCACTGCCGAGCCGGTGAAGCTGGTAGGCGTGGTCTCCGACGAAGAGGAGACTCTGCTGCAGGGAACTACTGTTAACCTGCCGTTCATCATGGACTATGCAGGCTCAGGCAAGCGCGTTGGCGCTGTAGCCTGCCGGACTAGAGCCGTGTCTGACGCAGACGATCCAGGCAATGCTGGCACCTACATAGCGCTCTACTGCCTCGCAACCGATGATTCTTTCGTCCCTGCGCTGCACGTCACTTCCACGCATGTAGCTCCGAGCGAAAGCAGGGACGATGCCGAAAGCGTTGGGACGGCGTCAGCCAGGTTTTCCACCGTGTACGCGGCAACAGGATCCATCAACACGTCTGACGCGCGGCTGAAAACTGGCGTGGCGTCCATCCCTGACGCCGCATTCAGAGCATGGGGCAAGGTCGGCTTCAAGCTGTTCCAGTTCATAGGCGCAGTGGAGGAAAAGGGCGCTGAAGCGGCCAGGCTCCATGTCGGCGTGATAGCTCAGGAAGTGGCAGAGGCTTTTGAATCGGAGGGACTTGACGCCTCGCGGTTCGGCCTTTTCTGCTATGACGAGTGGGAAGACGCCTATGAAGAAAAATTTGTTGTCGATGCAGAACCTGTCTTTGACGATGACGGAAATGAAGTCGTTCCGGCAGAAAAGCACGTTGAAAGGACGCTTGTGCGTCCAGCAGGCAGCAGGTACAGCATCAGGTACGATGAAGCTCTTGCTCTTGAATGCGCCTATCAAAGATGGCGGCTTGAGCAGATAGAGGCGCGTCTTGCGTCTCTGGAAGTGCAATAACAAACAAAAAAAGGAGGACAAAGAGAATGGCTGAAATGAATCTTCCTACGATGATTGAAACTGGCGGTTTTGGCGGCATGGGCGCTGGCCTTGGCGGCCTGATCGGCGGGTTAGTCCTTGGCTCGATTTGGGGCGGCGGCTGGGGCGGCTTCGGGGGCTACGGCAACCGCGGCGCTGGCCAAGTCGGCGCTGACGTGGCCCTGCAGAACGGTATCCAGAACGTGCAGAACGCCGTGCAGGCCGGGGCTGTGGCTCAGGCGCAGGGCGTGGGCCAGCTTGGCATGCAGATGGCCAACGTGGGCGCTGGCGTGACCCAGGCCGTCAACGGAGGCACGGTTGCCAACCTCCAGGGCTTCTCCGGCCTTGGCCAGCAGATCTGCTGCTCGACCGGGCGCCTCTCCCAGGAGATTGACGCCGCTGGAGACCAGACAATGCAGGCCATCAACGCTGGCACCATCCAGGGCATCAACAACGCCCAGCGCATCGAGGGCGGGCTTGCCAACCTTGGCCAGGCCGTGGTGTCGCAGGGCTATCAGAACCAGCTGCAAACCAAAGACGTGCTTGCCGCACTGTCCCAGCAGCATGCGGCTCTCTCTGCTCAGATCGCGCAGGAAAATTGCGCGGACAGGGAGCTCATGAGGGAGATCGCAGCACAGAGTGTGCGCGACAAGCTTGCTGAGGCGCAGGCCCGCATCATCCAACTGGAGACCCAGAACTACGTAAACACGAGCAACTCTCAGCAAACGCTCTATCTTGAGTCTAAGATCGACCAGCTCAAGCCGACCACCACGGCAGCCGCTGGCGCCTAGCCTTTCCCAAGTTTCCGCATACCGCACGTGGAGGGGGCTGGAGCAATCTGGCCCCCTTCTTCAAAAGGCAAGGAGGAGGAAATGCTGATACTGATACCGGGGCACTATGGCGCTCGCGAGGCCGGAGACGGGGGGTACTTCGCGAAGGACAAGGCCACGCAGTCCTACTACAGGACTCCCCCAAAGGTTGTACATGGCGCCGACATCAAAGGCCACGAGCAGAAATTCGACTGGGCTCTCGTTCAGCAAAAACCTAAAGACTGGGAGTTCATGCGTCAAAGCGGGGAAGTGCTCAGCAATTTGCCTGAGACGTGGACGGCCTATGCTCAAGACGAGGGCGGGCGCCTTGGCATCGTCCAGATGGAATACAAGGAGCTCATGGATGCAAAGACGCCCGAGGCCCGCGAGCATGAGCTTGTCCACCTCGCCAGCGCCTGTCTCCACCTATGGAGGTACTATGAACACATTAGCTAACCCGTACCTTCCGCAAACTCCGGGCCTCCTGCCCAACTACTTTCAGCCGACTCCGGGCCAGGCGCCTCTCCAGGTGCAGGCCCTCAGCCTCAACCAGGTCGAGGGCTTTGAGCCAGTGCGCGAGTTCCGCGACCAGAGCAACACGCTCTGGAGCCTGGCCAAGGCGGCCAGCAACTCCACGGTCAGCATTCCAGATCCAAAGACTCTGCAGATCATCGACTTCTGGTGTCACGCGTTTCCACGCAAAGACCTTCAGAGCAAGCTGTACATCTACGTTGTCGAGGGCATCAAGCAGCCACAAGTCGAGACGGAAAAGCCCACGAAGGTTTTATACCAGTGGTTCTCTCCGATATTTGTGCCTCAGTTTAATCCGCAGATGATAAGCCAGCGCGAGTGGCTGAAGGCCAATGTCTACTCAGCAGAAGTGGTGGATGCCCGAGTGTCGAAACTCAATGCGCTCTGCAAGGTGTCTGGAGACGCTCAGGCTCCTGCGGAAAGCGAAGAGCGTTTGCTCCAGGTGGAGGGTCTGAGCGATGGATCTGCTTAAGGAGATAGAACGGCGCCTTGAGGCCGAGGAGCGGACGCCTGCCGAGCTCATGGGCGCCCTGCAGAACATGATGCTGGGCATGTACATTAACCGCAAACTCAATACCGAGACGGTGATCGCTTCCTGCGTCTGCCTCATTGCCCTGCATGAAAAGCTGTCCGGGGGTGCGAAATGAGCCGCATAGCCTTCCGCAACTTCACTGGCGGGGAAACCACGCCTACTCTGTGCGCAAGGTACGATCTCAAAAAGTTCGGCACCTTCCTGCAGACATGCAGAAACTTCCTGCCCAACCTGCACGGCGATGTTGAACGGCGCCCCGGCACGAAGTTCATTGCAGACCTGGGGGCCAATTCAATCCTTATCCCGTTCCAGTTCAACACTGCGGCGGCCAACAACTACGTGCTCGTCTTCCAACCCGGGACTATCAAGATTGCCCAGGCTGACGGGATGCTTGCCGCAACGCTGAGCAATCCCTACAGCATGTCGCACGTCTACGGCATATCCTTTGCTCAGGTGGGCGATGTGCTGTACCTGGCTCACCCGTCCTACGCTCTGCGCAAGATCACCCGTTCCGGCTCCAGCCCATACACATGGGCAATCGCCACGGTCAGCATCAATCAGAGCCTGAACCCGCCCGCCGCTCCGACAGCGACATGGCACAGAGGCTCCGGCGATGGGAACACGGACAACGAAAACGCCACGCTGAACTATGTTGTCACGTCTCTCGACAGTAGTGGCGTTGAATCTGTGGCGTCAAAGATAGGCAAGTGCAAGGGGCGCTATCCGACTGACTGGATTGTCGGTGATTATGTCACCGTTTCATGGACTGCCGTTGACGGTGCCAGCGAGTACAACGTCTACAGAGAGTCAGCCGGCTACTATGGTTTTATAGGCACCACGACAAGCACTTCCTTTGAAGACCAGAATTTTGAACCCGACACCGCACAAACTCCGAAAAAAAATTGGAATCCTTTTGCAAATGGAAACAATCCGACTTGCGTTGCATTCCATCAGCAAAGAATGTGGCTTGGCGGCGGCTCGAAAAATCCTGCGACAATCTACGCTTCCCGCTCAGGAGACTACGAAAGCTTTCGCAAATCTATGCCTCTGCAGGACGATGATGCGTTGGAATACGTGATTGCCTCCGGCTCAGTTGATGACGTCAAGTGGCTTGTCAGTTTCGACTCCCTGCTCATCGGCACGGCTGGAGCGGAATACAAGTGTGCTGCGTCCGAGGGGACGGCCATTACGCCAAGCAAGTGCAATATCACCGTGCAGAGCTACTGGGGCTCCAGGGCGCTTCAGCCACTCGTGATCGGCCAGAGCATCATGCACTGCCAGCGCTCAGGCTCGCACGTGCGAGACCTCTACTATACTCTGGAGTCGGACGGCTACGCTGGCAACGACTTGTCTGTGTTGGCGCCCCAGCTTGTCGAAACATACGGCATCAAGCAGTGGTGCTACCAGCAGTCACCCGTCTCGACCGTGTGGGCCGTTCGCTCTGACGGAACGCTGCTGGCCCTGACCTACATGAGGGAGCAGAACATTTTCGGGTGGTCGAGGCACGTCACTGACGGCCAATACATCTCCGTGGCCGTCATAAACGGTGACGATGAAGACGTGGTCATGGCCGTGGTCAAGCGCACCGTCAACGGCGCGGCCAAGTACTACCTTGAGCGCGTGGTGCCCCGCTTCAAGGATGCCACGGCCATTGAAGATGCCTGGTACGTAGACTGCGGCAAGGTGGTGACGCCAGCGGCCAACGCTGACGGCAAGCAGGTGGTGTGCTCCGGCCTGGAACACCTTGCAGGCAAGACGGTGCAGGTGCTCGCTGACGGCTCGCCCGAGGAGCACGTTGTTTCCTCCTCCGGCACCTTTGAGCTCGACTTCCCGGCCAGCAAGGCGCTTGTCGGCCTGGGCTACGAGTCTGTCATGGCTCCGCTTCCGCTTGAGGTGGACATGCAGAAGGGCGGGTCAACCGTTGGAAAGCGCAGGGCCTACGGCAAGTGCATTGCGAGGATGTACCGTTCTGTCGGCGGGAGCTACGCCGCATCGAGGCCAAACGACCTTTGGAACTCCGATGCGTGGAAGGAGCTTGAATGGTACGAGCTCCCCTTCCTCCCTGAAGAGTGGGGCAAGGCATGCCAGCCGTATTCGGGGGATCTTGAAATATCGCTCCCTTCGGGCCAAGATCCAGACACCACGATATGGATCATGCAGGACAAGCCCCTGCCGTTGAGAATTGTTTCGCTCATGGCCGAAGTGCATTTCGGCGAAGCATAGGAGAAGAGCTTATGATGGCGAGTTTGATTATGTCTGCTATCGGTACGGCCATAAGCGTGGCCGCATCCATCCAGCAGTCGCAGGCGCAGGCGGCGCAGCAGGAATACCAGGCAAAAATCGCCCGGCGAAACTCCGAGCTCGCCGAGCAGCAGGCCAGCGCCCAGCGAATGCAGGGCTACGAAGAAATGCAGAACGAGAGGCTCAAAACCGCCCGTCTTATCGGCCAGCAGAGGGCCCAGGCTGGCGCATCCGGCGTTGCCGTGGACAGCGGAAGCTTCCTTGACGTGGCAGAAGATACGGCCGCCAGGGGCGAGATCGGCGCCATCAACGCCTACCACAAGGGGCTGGATGCCGGGTACAATTCCGAGATCCAGGCTTGGAATTACGAATCGCAGGCCGCAGGCTACGACTACGCCGCAGGCCAGGCGCAGTCTTCCGGCGTTCTGTCGGCTATCGGCCAGGGTATCGGCGGGATCGCCGACATGGGGTCAACCTGGGCCAAATTCAGCGACACGCCCACAGGCGGGGGAGGCAAGAGCCAGTATTGGGACAGGGCGCTCAACGCATATGTGGACAAGCCCGTAAGGCATTAGGAGGCAGAGCATGGCGATCTACGGCAATATGGTTGTCCCTTCCCGGCCGGGCGGGGCGCTCCCCACAAGCAGCGACATGCCCGCGCCCTACGTGCCGGGCACTGGCGTCAATGCAAGGTTCAGCGATGCGGGCGTCCAGATTGCCGGACAGGCCGCCCAGCAGACGGCCAAGGGCCTTGGAGACGTAGGCCGGGGCATCGGGCGCCTGGGCCCCATGTTCGGAGCCCTGGCCGAGCGGGCCGACAGGCTCGACATGGCCAAGGCGCAGGAGGCGGTCTCCCGCCTGCAAATCGAGGGCATCGAGGAGCGCACAAGGCTATCCAGGCTCAAGGGCGCGGCCGCCGTGGGCGCGGACGGCAAGGCCCTGGATGTCGAGGAGCAGTGGCGCAACTGGTACGTGCAGGCCAGGGCCAAGCATGCCGAGGGCCTGGGCGAGCGGGGGCGTAGATACTTTGAGCTCCATGCCGACACCTACAACGTCCAGCAGCAGGCGTGGGCGGCGCAGTACCAGGAGCACCAGCTAGGGCAGTTCCAGGATCAGCAGCTCAAGCTTGCCATGGACACCGAAGGCAACCAGCTTTCGCTCGACCCGTTCAACGACCAGGCTGCCGCGCAGTCGCTGGGACGCATCCGCGCTCTCATCGAGCAGCAGGGCATCCGCAAGGGCTGGACGCCGGAGATGATCGAACAGGCCTTCCAACAGGCCGCAGGCACGGCATGGGGCAACGCCATGGCCGTGCAGATCTCGCAGGGCAACCTGGAAGGCGCCAACCGCCTCATGGCCCAGTACGGCTCCTGGCTCCCGGCCGACCAGCGGGCAAAGCTCAACGTCTCCTGGAACGACAGCCTCCGCATGCAGGCGGCAGGCCTCGCCCAGGCGGGAGACGTGGAGGGCATCCGCAGGCTCATGCAGGGCGCGGGTGCAAGGACGCTCGACCAGGCGCTGGAGGTGGGCGCGAGCGCAACCGTAGGCCAGAAGTACACGTGGGGGCAGAACGACTGCTCCGGCCACACGTGCCAGATCTGGCAGGCCGCGCTTGCCGACAGCCCGGCAAAGCGCGCCATCTTCGGCGCTGACGGCGAGCACAGGACGGCTGCGGAAATCATGCAGCGGGCCTCCGAGGTGACGGGTCACCTGTACAAGGGCCTGGAGATCAACGAGACGAGCGTGGGCGGGGGATGGCTTCTCGCGTCTGCCGGGCAGGCCCATGCCAGCGGGCGTTTCCACAACATCGGCCATATCGTCACCACGTTCCGCAAGGGTGACGGTTCGGTGTGGGTGAGCGAGGCCCTTGGCGGGAAGACGGGCCAGGTGCAGACCATGCCCCTCGCCCAGTTCCTGGCGAGGTACAAGGGCAGGGCGCTTTTCGGCGTCAACCTGTCCTCGATGCTGGCATCCCAGGGCGGGGGAGTGCCGGGCGCTCCCGGCGGGGGATACTCTGCAGGAGGCCGGAAGGTTTACGACATCTCTGCCCCCATTGCAGGAGCCATCGAGAGCGAGGCCGCGAGACAGGGCGTTGACCCGGCGCAGGCGCTCGTCATCTGCCAGATCGAATCGTCTGGCAACATGAACGACAAGACGGGGCAGTACCACGGGCTCTACCAGCTTTCGGAGGAGGATACCCGGGAATTCGGACAGCCTGGAGACAACCGCCACGACCAGGCTACCAACATCCGTGTGGGCATTGCCCAGTGGAAGCGCTGCCTGCAGGAGTTCAAAGACCCGCACATCGCCTGCGTGGCCTACAACAGGGGCATCGGCGCAACCAGAAAATGGGTGCGCGAGGGCGCAGACGTCAGCAAGCTCCCCGTAGAGACCCAGAACTACCTGAAGAAGTACGACCGCTACATGGCAGGCCTTCCCAAAGGCGCTGGCAAGGCCCAGGCCGGGCAGGCTCCCGGCATGGCCATGGGTCAGGGCTTCCAGATGCTCCCGCAGACGCACCAGGCTATCCAGGCGCTGGAGCTTCCGGCGCATGCGAACCTGCTCTACCAGCAGGCGCTGGCCGGGGGCGGGACGCCCGAGGAGCAGCAGCTGAGGTTCATGGACTCGCTGAAGGCGCTTCCCCAGGGAATGCAGGATAAGCTCCGGCCCTACGGGGAACGGTGGTTTGCCGACATGAAGCAGGACAGGGACACCCAGGGCCAGATCCAGTACCAGCAGGCCTGGGAGCTTCTGTCGAAGGGCAAGACCCGCCGGGAGCAGGAGAACCTGTACGGCATGCTCATGCAGAGCGACAGGCTCAACGACGTTGCCAAGTCGAAGCTCAAGTCGCGCTGGAACGAGGAGAAGCAGGTCGAGAAGCCCGAGGGCGCGAAGTGGACTGCCGACATGTACGGCAAAATTGACGCCCACTGGAAAGA